AACAGTAAGAACTAAATATAAAGATATTTTAAATTATTCAACAGTAAACTACTTAAAAGAAGTTAAAGAAGAAGTCAAAAATCATATTGTTGCAAATAAACTTTTATTAGAAGATTCTCCTATAGAGACAGATAATATATTTAGAGCATCTGAATTACAAATATATTGGGAACACCCACTATTTCTTAAAGATGGATTACCAGTAGTACTAAGATCTACAATTGATAGATTAATTATAGATCGTACCAATAAGAAAATAATTTTAGTTGATATTAAAACATCTAGTAAACTTCCAGAATTTACTGAAAGTTATAAGAATTATAAATATAATAGACAACTTGTGTCTTATTGGATGGCTCTTCTTTATTATTTAAAAACAGAGGAAGAGTATAAAGATATACATGATGATTGGGATAACTATTCTAGAGAAACATATATTGTAGCAATACAAACACCAAATCCTTATAGAGATTTTCCCACAGAATGTAAAGTATTTCCTTTATCAGAAACAACATTAGGAGAAGGACTACAAGATCTAAATAATAAATTAGATGACATATTGTGGCATATAGGAAATAATTTATGGGATCATAGTAGAAATTATTATGAAGGTAACTATCTAGAAAAAATGTTGTAATATGAAAGATAATCAGACAAAAACATTTATACTCCCACTTATATCTGATAAATCACCACAATTCTTTATTAAAGAAGAAATGATTGGATGTTTTATAGGAGATCAAAACAAACCTAATACAGATGGAAATCTATTATTAGTTTATAATTATCCACCAACATTGAATTGGATACAGTATGAAAAATCTCTTAGAAAAATACCTAGTTTCTTACATAGATATGAATATGTAAAACCAAATGAAAAAGTAATAGTAATTTATGAATTCTCTTTAGAACAAAATACGGAAGACTTAGAAAAAATTATAGAGGGAAAGTATTCAGAAATATCTCCAGAAGGCAAACTTAGAATATCTAAGTTCTGGGAAGTATATTCTGGAACAACTTTACCTACAAAAATACTAGAGAAACATAAAGATCTAAAATATCATTGGATGAAGAGACAAGAAGATCCTAGAGATCATTGTATCAATGATGAAATGTGGTATCTACCAAATATGGAAGATGAAATATTTAGTTTAGAAAAATATATTTAATAATAATGGTAAGTAGAGTGATGTTAAGAAGTACCTAAATGGAAAACATCTGAAAGCAGAAATGCAAAGTCGAGATTCTTGGTACAAATGATCGGGGTAATGGCGGTTTGTGGGTTCGAATCCCATCTCTACTTCTAATTTTAATTTAACATCAATGTAAAGTGAATCCTGTCTCTAACTATTGAGATGGGATTTTTAATTTAATATAAATGAAAAATTGGTTAACTATAAAAAGAATAAATTATCCAATAACTGGTTATATTTTTAATGAAAAGGAAATAAAAAATGAGAAAAAAATGAGTACAAATATAATAGAATGTTGGGATTGTGGAGAAGAATATGATTTAAATGAATATAATTATTGTCCCAATTGTGATGCATTTCCTGATGAAGATGAAGGACATTATGATAATGATTGGGAAGAATGTGAAGAAGATGAATTAAATAATGAACAATTAAATACAAATACTATGACATTAGCAAAATTAAAAGAAACACCAAGAGAATACAAAGGTATTAAATCAATAGTAGAATACATTGATGAGAATTACAAAGGACTTAAGGAACAATTTACTCCTGTTTTAGTAAAGGAATTACTAAATGAAAAAGAAGTAAGGGGAGAAAAGAATGAATTTGCTGTAAAATATGAAAATAGGTTATACAAAGTATCAAGTTATGATATAAGTACTCCTAGATATCTTGCTACAACATCTACAACTTTTGCATCTACACTTACTTTTGATAATTTAAAAGTTAATACCATACTTCGTGAATCATTAGATTCTAATGATGGGTGGTATATTAGTCTTGATATTCCTCTTAAAGATATCTATATAATTACTGATTATGTAGAAATTGAGACTTTAATAATTAAAAAACTTGAAGAAGAAAAAGCAAGATTTCTTGAAGATGTAGTAAACACAACAAAGAATTATGATTGTAATATTACTGAACAAAAACAGTATGTAGAAGATGTTAAGACTTATGGTACTACTGATCGGAATAAGATTAAGAAACTGAAAGCAGTTAAAACCTTACGTAATACTAAGGCAACCGACGAAGAACTGATAGAAGCATTTCGTAGTATTTAATACTTAAAAAAATACTATTTTATAGACAAACATGAATGAAGCCCCTTTTTAAGCGATTTAAGACACTTTTGTTAATAGTGGTACTCTAGTATCACTTTAAATAGATCGTTTAACTGAGAGCTTTATTTAAAGAAATAAAGGCAACTGACCGGAAACCTTTATAAGGGTGGATAAACATTGACCAAAAAAGAAGGGTAGGCTAACTTAATAACCTACCCTTTTTTTATTTACTCTTTTTTATACGTATTTTACATACATTCGTAATTTTTATTGTTATTTCAACCACGAAATAAAATTACCCCGTAACTTATTTATTATATATACGTATAATATATTATATATTAATTATATATATTATGTATTATATCTATTTAATTATTAATTTACAAAATAATAAAATTTATTTAGGATCTACTATAAATTTTAATAAAAGAAAATGTTGGCATTTGAGTTTTTTAAGAAGAAATAAACATTTTAATTATAAACTTCAACATGATTTTAATCTATACGGAGAAGAATGGTTTGTATTTAGAAAATATAAAGAATTAAAAAATCAAAATACAAAAGAACTTCTTGAATTAGAAGAAGAGTTAATAACAAGTTTATCTCCTGATTATAATATTGCAAAATATGTAGAAAAACCATATTATGGTAGAATACACACAAAAGAAGAAAGAGAAAAAATAAGTAAAGCCCTAAAAGGAAGAATACGTTCAAAACAACATTGTGAAAATATTTCCAAAGCTAAAAAAGGATGTAAAGGACCTTTTATATCTTATGAAAGTAGAGAAAAATTAAAACTAATGAGAATTAGTAAACCCGTTGATCAATATAGTTTAAATGGAGATTTTATTAAAACCTATGTAAGTACTAAAGAAGCAAAAAGACAGACTAAAATCAATCATGGTGCTATAAGTTCTTGTTGTAATCCAAAAAAAACATCTCATAAAACAGCCGGAGGATATATTTGGAAATGGAATAATACTACTTCAAAAAACTTATAAATTCATCCACATCCTTAGTACGGTATACTTGTTTTGCAACAGGTATATAATCTAACATTATCTTCTCTATTTTATAATGTCCTTTCCAAGGTCCTCTTTCATACTTAGCAAATTCCCACTCTCCACTAAACATTGGATATGTTAATTGTCCGGTAAATTTAATTGTATTCTCTAACATTGACATAACAGCTGCTGGAGATCTAAGTAATTTCATTGTTTGTGAAGGATCTGTAAAGAACCACATTTCTGATCTAAACCTTGCTGCTTGATAAGCTAAGAATGATAATGTCCAATTATCATCATCGTCATTATCTCTCATTCCAAGTAATATATTTGCAAGTAATAATGATGAAAGCATTATTGATACTTCTGCAATAGTTTTGATAACATTTGCTTTTTCTCTATCTAATAAATTATTCCACTCTCCAGATACTAAACTCCATCTAAGTATTTTTAAATCTTTACATAAATTACTGATAAATCTACCAGTAGTAATATACATTCCTTCTTCTGTAAGTCCAGATATATTATTAACATACTCTTTAGAATATCTTCTATCCCAACCTGGAACAATAAACTTACGAAACATAATACCCATTCTACCTATAGAATAAGTTTGCATAGCAGTTCTACCTAATTCAGAATATTCACCATGCATTTGAGAAAGAACTCTTTTTACTTCTCCTTCAAATTGAAGTCTTACTTTACTATCAAAATTCGCAACTTTCTTTCCATTTTTACCTTCAAAAGTTAATCTACCATCTTTAACTTTCAGACAATCTAACATTGAACCAAGAGAGTTTCCCTCACTATCTAATGCTTCTTTTCTCTCTAACATTGCTAAAAGTGCCTTAGTTTGCATTTCATGTTCACCTGCTTTTGTAAAAAACATAAGAGTACTAGTTTCCATCATACCTCTTAATTTGGAATTCTTTCTAAACTTACCATCAGTATATTCATTAAGAATATCAAATTCATGTAAAAGTAAAGATATAACTCCTTTAGGAGATCTGGATTCAATATCACCTAACGTACTCATGAAGTTTTTATAATAATATAAATTTGCAACAGCAAGTTCTTTTGTATTGAAATGTCTACCACTAATTGCTTCGATAGTTTGCATCATCTTACCCAAACTAGCATTAGCAAAACCCTGTACAAAGTTTAATCCAAGTAGATTTATTGAAGTGTATCTATTCATTAAATTAACAAACTTAGCAGTATCTACCTTACCAAAGAATAATGATCCCTCTTCTTTTTCTTTAATACCAAAAATAAGAGCATCATAAATATCTTTAAGTTGTTCTGCTAAAGCAGTATTACCTCTCTTTTCATATAAATCTTTTCCTGTAATCTTATCTGTCTTTATAATACCTTTTCTATCTCTTACTTCTACATCTCTATTTTCAACAAAGAACTTTGCCATTTCCATTTGTGGAAGTATTTCACTTCTTTCTGCATAGTCAATTGTAGAACTAAAGAATTTAAAATATATCCCTGCTATATCATAAGACTGATCTTTATTGGCATTATCTTGAATATATCTCTTCTTTGCATATTTTTTAATATCAAATTTAACTCTATCTATCAAAGATAGTTGATTAAATTCAGGTGCATATTGTTCCTCAATTTGTTTTATTCTTTCATCTGGTAAGGTTTCATATTCTTTTTGATACTTTACACCCAAATTATTAGTATAATATACGGGAATAAATTTCTTAACATTACCCGCCTCATCTCTTAATACCTCACCTCTTGTATCATCATCTGCAAGTACATTTAAATTATCTCCAAATACATGATATAAACTAGATTTAAGATTATTTGAATCAGATTTTATTCTTTCATTAACATCTTTTATAACACTTGGTAATCTTGTATATAATCTATTATAATAAGGAACCTTAGGATTATGTTTATCTAGATTTTTTCTAATAAAATTATACATTTTAACACGTGGATCACCAGATTTATTCTGTTCCATGATATCTCTTTGCACACTAAACTCTAGATGTGCTACACTTTTACCACGATTTGCAATCTTTGCTAATTCTAACCATTGTTTACTTATAAATTTCTCATCTTTAGGAAAACTATGTTTTCTATAGGCAGCTCTATTCCATTCTACATACATTCGTTCTGCCTCATCATTTACTCTTTCACCAAAATCTCCTTTTCGATAACTGAGTGTTCCTTTTTCATTAGAATCTATAATACCTGCTTTATATAATCCGGTTAAGAAAACATCCTTATCTTTATTGTAATCTTCCCAATTAACATCTGAATTCTCTTCCCACCATTTATGAACTAATTTATCAGTTTCATCAAATGTTAATCCTTTATCTTTAGCTTCTTTTTGAATTTCATTATAACCATCCCAAAAATCAGAAGTAAAAATATCTACTATATGACCAGTTTTATTACCTAATAAATCTTTTTCAAGCATAAATTCATATGCTTTCTCTATATCACCAAAGAATTCAGTACCTTTAACATGTGGACTATTTTCAAACTCTCTTAATATATCTATAAGTTCTTGTTGTAAAGCAAACCTTTGCATTCTAGATTTCCTATCAGCCTCATATATAGCATGTGCCATAGATGATACAATAACATCTTGACTATCTAACATGTTACCAGCCCACCTTCTAATTTGATTTATATCACTAGAAGCATGTTCTAATTCTTTATTGATTAATTTTTCAGCACTTATATTTATTCTTTCAGAATTAAGATCAAGTTCTCTATTTATATAATCATCTTTACTTATTTTACCTTGTTCTTCTGGAGATAGTTTTTTATATGCTCTTTCATAAATATCTCTATACTCGGCTTTGATATGAGAAGAATGATCTCTTAAAAATTTACTTAATAACTTTTTACCTTCTGTTTTATATGCCTCAATAATTTTATCATAGGTAGTTGATGCTTCTGTGAGTCTTTCTAAATTCTTTGGTTCTAAAAATAATTCTTTAGCTTTCTGTATTTTTGGATCGTTTGATTCTACCAAAGCAATTCCTTTAGCAAAACTAATTAAATCTTTAATTGAAGAGAATCCCATAACATGATCTTTCCACTTCTCTAATTCTTCAATTGTAAAAGATTTACCAATACCTTCTTTTTGTTTTATATCTAAATACCTTTTATATAATGTATTTAGTTGAGTGATTGCGTAATCTTGAAATATTTTTAATGCTCTAACTGGATCGTTTTCTAAATTTTGTATTTGATTATAAATATTCTTTAATGATTTCTCTTTACTCTGATCTCCTATTCTACCATAGACCTTTACTTTAAAAGACAATTCAGTTCTTGCTTTCTCATAAAGTTTTTGAACATCCGTCTTTTCCTCTTCTTCTATATTAAGATTATATTTACCTCTAATATTTTCTTCTGCTGTCTTTTCTTTTGATTTTGTTTGATATTTTTCTCCAATAGTATTTATTTTTTCTTCTTTTCCTAATTGTATTCTATTTAAAAAATCATAAGTCAAATTATTTAATTCTTTTTGTTTAGTATTAAATTTTCCTTTAATCCAATTCCAAAATCTATTATACCATTTTAAAGCTTTAATAGAGTTTTCTCCAATTGCTTGTACTAATTTTTCCTCTGAACCAAATATTTTAATACCATTTTGTACAAGTGGACTATTAATAAACATTCCAATATAATGATGAGCATATTCATGTGGTAATGTATCAGTATTTTGTAATAAAGAATTTATTAAAATTTCGCCAGAGTGATATCTACCAATTACAAGATCTTGTAATTCTGATATTTCACTTAAAATATCTCTTCTATCTTCTTCTGATTTATATTCTTTATTTTTAATAATATTTTTTAATTTTATTACATAATTATGATCTATGGAGTTATCTGTATATTCTAATTTTACTTCTGGATATATGTGTTGAAGTATTTGTTTAATATTTTCATTCTTTTTTAAATCAAATTCTTTCTTATCAATATTCTCTTGATACATAGAACTTAATTCAGTAATATCGTCATTAGCTTCTTTTGCTCTATCTTTAAATACAGCATAATGATCTTCTAATGCTTGAGGTATTATATCTACAAAATGTGCTTTAGTTCTACCAATATTATATTTGGAAGTAACTCTTGCTTCAGTTTGTGGTATATCATGAGAGTCTATAATTAATAATCCATTATATATCTGATTAACTTTTGCAATTTTAGTTTCTATAATCTCTCTATTATGATTATATGATCTTAAATCACCACCTGTTTTAATATAGTATTTACCATCTCGTTTGTGTAATTCTGATATATCTTTAAGATAATCTTCTACATCTTCAACTTTTTCAAATGTAAATCCAGGTACATTATGATCATTACGATTATATACACGATATGCTTCTACTTTACCTACTCTTTGTACTAAAGTATTCCACTCTTTATTTCTAATTGGACAAGTAGACATTATTCACAGTTTTTAATTGATTCAATTAATTCCTTAAATTCTTTGATATTCATATTATTATTAATAGCATTCTTTAATTTATCATACTGTTGACTAAAACTTAAAGATGTAGGTATTAATTTAACTAATTCTATTTGTTCTTCTGATAAGAATGGGGTTTCGTTTTTATCTTGTAAATTTGATCTAATTTTCATTAAAATCTCTGGAAATACCTTTTCCCATTTACCCATATTAAATTTATCAGTATGATGAGTTAAAATAGTATTACCAGTACTTAACAATAAATTTCTAGCGGTTTCATTTTGTTCAAAACTTAATCTCATTGCTTTTTCTAATTGCGCAGATGATACTTTATCCCATTCTTTAGAATTCAACCCCATAATAGTTTTAGATAATCTTTGAGCATCCCAACCAGTTTCTGCATTAAAAATCTCATTGGCTGTCTTTGTATCCTTAGCAAATAGTGCTTTATAAATTTGAAATAAATGTTCTACTGTTTTAAATACTAATTCTTTACCATTAATAGTGTCTTTAACTGGACCATTTAATATATTGGATAAATTTTGATAACCATTTTTTTCAGTAGAATATATATTAATACTTTCACTAGGTTCTTGTTCTGTTTGAACCTCTGGTTCTTCTTGATTCTCTGAATCTTCTTGAATATCTAATATAGAGTAAGCAATAAAATCACTAAAGTTTTTCTCCATAGTCTTAATTATCTTTTCTGTGGTATATACACTATCTTCATGGATAAATGAAGGTTCATTATATCCTAACTCAAGTATACGTATTCCCTTGAAAGTTGTTCCACGTCTAGGTATATATCTATAAATACTTTCCTTTTCAGTTTTACCTATATACTCAAGATAAATAATTTCTCCACTATCTTCCATAGAAATAAATCTTGGAGCACCATTTACTTTAGAGAACTCATCTTTCTCCATAGATTTTATAAAGTAAATATCTGCTTTATTCTTACTTCCTTCTAGTTTTCTAGTATGATATTTTACTTTATCTATTCTAACATCAAAGAAATCAGGATTATTATAAATAATATCCTTCTTAATCTTATCAAGGAATTCTTGAGGAAGACTAAGCGAGTTAAGTGAATCTTTAAATTGAACTAAATACTCATCTAATGATTTAGATTTTGCAGGTAATGCTCTATTAGATTTCTCTTTTAAGAAAGGTATAGGTATATTATTATAAAACGAATAGAGATTTCTTTTAAATCCAGAATTATAAAATGATACAAGTATTAAGTCTTCTGCTAATTCTCTTATCTCATCATTCTCACTCATTAATAATCTCTGCCAATCCTCTGCGATTGAATCTCTCTTACCTTTGTCATTAGTATCACCGTTAATACCTTTAATATAAAATATATTTTCTGGTCTATTATATAATGTTTTAATATGTCTTAAGAACATATTATTCTTAAGTTCTGGATACTTCTTTAATATTTTATTAAATCTTGCACCAACACTAGTTTTCTTACCAACAAATAATCTTTTAAGTTCTTCTCTATCAATATTAAATCCAGATGTTGAATTAAAATATTCTGCAACTATTGAAGAGAACATAATTGCACCCAGATTAGATCTATTTTTTATATCTATATCTTTATCATCGGTAGTTGGAATCATTGATAACAACTCCTTATACATTGTCATATAAGGTTTTGTAGAAGTAATTGTTAGTTGATCGAATGATGTTAATATTGTATTTAATGCCTTGTCTTTTAATGTACCTAAGAATGTATCATTAATTAAATTATTAAAGTTATTAATTCCTGATTTCTTCTGTAATTTATTTAATTGTTCATTAAATTGAATTACTTCACTCATAGAAGAACCATAACCTTTACTATCTATTCTTGAAGATAACACAGTAGCAGATAACTTATTAGCATCATCACCTAATTGTTTAAATGCATTAAGAAGTCCTAGTTGTTTTAGATTATAATCATAATTATTTCTCTTATCTTCTTCTATAGATTTAGCATCAAGTGTTATTTCTTTAAATTTAATTAAATCTTTAAATTCTTTTAGACTATATGCAAATATAGTTTCAGGATTTGAGTACTTTGCAATATCTGCTTTTATTTGATCACTTTTTATATTTAGTAATGCTCCTAACTTTGAAACTTTACTATCATAAGAATTAATTAATTTTGATTTCTCACGATCATTTAATTTTAAATACTGATCAACAGATGGTTGTAATAAATACCAAAATGTTTTTTCTCCAACTCCCGCTCTCAATAAATAAGATACAATATTATAAGTTTGTTTATTAACATTCAAATCAAATATCCAAGGATCTTTTGCAATATCAACATGAGCACTAATTAATCCAGAGAACCAATCACTTATGTTTTTCTTTTGATCCTTATCTTTAATTTCAGATAAACTTACGATACCATCTCTTACATTTGCAAAATTATTATATTCTGTCTTAATTCCTAATCCAACTAATTGAGCTAAAATATGATGTACATTATTAAGTGCAAATGGACCAATACCATTTTTACCATCATTAAACCATTTCTTAACCATTAATTGATATGTTGGAGAATATGCTTCTAATGCAGATAAAGGATTGTTCTTTCCTGTTAACTCTCTGATTTCTTTTACAATCGCTTTCATAGAAGCAGTGTGAGCATCAAGAGGAGTCTTAGTATCTACTATATGTTCTGATGTAAGTAATGGACACTTCATTAAATCAAGAGTTCTATTTTGAATAGCTACTTTGCTATTAACTCTTAAAGCAGTATGACCTTTATATAACTCCGCAAACTCTTCATTATCTGGAATCTTTTTTAATTTCTCAATAAGATTTTTTATCTGATAAGGTTTAACGTTATTAATATCAAAATCTTGAAGTAATTCTTCTGCTTCATGAAGTTTCTTTATAAGTAAACTTTGTTCTGTAGTAGTTAAATCATCATCTAATGATTTAGAAAGCAATCCTTTTGGATCAAGTGCTTCTAATGCTTCTTTTAATCTAAAATCAGCAGCATATCTTTGTTGCCATATCTTTTCTAAATCCTGAAGTGAAGTAATCTTACCATTCTTATCTCCTTCAAAGTATTCGTGTTTCTGAATCCTACCTGCTGAATCAGTAAAATAATTATATCTTACAATAAAGGCTTTATCAATATCAAAGTCAGTACCCCATAATGTAGTAATCTCCGAAGGAAATATAATTGTATTACCTGTTTGATCTGGTAAGAAATCTTTAACTACAAATATTCCAACCATATTTGGACCACCCGTAGGAATACGGTATGCCATACCCTCTAATTGCTCGTTTTCAAGCGATTTAAGCCACGATCTCTTCTCCTCATAGGATAGTGTATCATAGTTAGGTATAATGTCCTTAAACAAAGCCGGAGACACCATTATTTCCATTCTACCTTTCTCATCCACAAGTTGAAGTTTATCATCAAGTTTATTGTGTAATCCAAAGTTAGACTGTTGAATATAAAGATCTCCTGGTAATTGTATGTCTACTACATATTTACCAACAAGAGATATAATTCTACTTTCAATCCATTTCCTATCAGGTAATGTATCTATATTGACATGGTTTATAAGAGCGTCTATAACTTGTTGAGGCATCTGTGCATTCTCTGCACTACTTACAAGTACATCATAGAACTTATCTAAATTAAGTGAACCATCTTCTGTTAATCCTAAATTATCTTTAAGATCTTGAAATCCTCTGAGAGATAGTTCTGAATAAGAATCATTAAGTTGTCTTTGTAATTCTTTGCCTGTATATGTTTTATTACCTACTTTATAAATCTTTTTAACTTTACCATCTTCTCCAATAACACTCTGTAAGTTAGCCATCACAATCTTTCGTACTTGTGTTGCTAACATACGTTCATAAGAACCATGGGGATCAGTTACTTGTTGTAATCTAAGATTTTTAAAATCTTGTTGATTAGTTATTGATGATAAGTAATTTATATTGTCTTCTTTTGCATTTTGGTTTTCATCTAGAACTTGTACACTTAATCGTTCTCCTACTTTAACAGCAGATGAAAATTTAAGCATATCAATTGGATTTTCTTCATCCATCATCTTCTCATAGAGTTTCTCTATTTGAGTACCTTTTACCATACTTGGCCATATGGTAGCCATGGACATCTTATCGTATGTAGGTATACCTAATCTATCTTCAAACTCCATACCAAAATATAAAGTTTTAAGAGGTTGCATTATTAGTTTATTTATAATCTTTTTTTCTTCATCTGTAAAAATTCTTTTTTCTCCTTCATAGATAGATGAATATGGATCTTTAATATATTCTGACATTAAAAGATCATAAGCCACCTGATCTTCATCAGTCCACTCACCAAGTCTAATTGATAATGATCTATGAAATCTAGGAGTTATAATAACCTGAGCATCTGTACCATTAGTTTTATTATAACCAGATAATCTTTCTTTAATTTCTTTTTCAGATAAACCCTGTGCTTTAAATGAATCATGTAAAAATTTATAAAGAGATGGATTATGTTTCTGTATGTTTTCTATTACATCTTGAATAGTTGCTACATTAAATTTAGTAATACCTGCAAATTCACCATCAAGATAATCATTTCTAATTCTATCTCCTGGTGATACAAGTACACCAATACGTTTATTTATATCTTCAATTGTTTCTCCAGTTACATTATTAAGTTTATAAAATGCAGGATCACCAGTAAGTAATTTACTTGTTTCAATACCAGCTATTTGTGAATTAAGTGTGAATTCAGTCATTAACATATAGATGGCATCAGACTCATTAACATTATAACCTTTTTCTTTATCTTTATATTTATCAATTAAATCTTTATCTAATCCATATTTGGCATTCTTAATACTATCGAATTTGATTTTGCCTTCTGCATCTCTATTAAAAGTAATTATACCAAGTTTATTAGCTGTTTCAATTGTTTTAATTACATTCCGTTTAAATGTTACTTGTAATTGATTTCTAGAATGTTTTGCTCCTTCTTCATTTAAATAAGTAAAGATATGATATTTAAGTGCATTACCATCACCTTTTGATAAGTCTGGTACACCGTTCTCATCTATGGTTTGAAAATGATAATTCTTAACTAAGTTATTATAGTTTCCTGATTTCTTTGCAAGTTCTATTTCTTTCTTAGCATATTTAATTCTATTCTCTTCATCTAATCTATAACCATCGAGTATCTCTAGTATATGATCTGGAATAATAACTCTACCTCTATCATCTTTCTTTATACCATTCATCTTTATTACTTCCATTCCTGTAAAGAAATGAAAAGGTTTTTTATCTGATAACGTAGGCAGTGGAATATACCCTAAATGTGTTGAATGAAATTTAAGTAGAAAATCTTCTCTGTCCGTAAGTTTCGTATAACCTTTTACTCTAAGTCCTTGACGATAAGAAGACATGGTTTTAATACCAATTCTACTTTTTCCTTCACCATCTCTCATGGCTTTCAAATACAAAGAATTTTCATTATACACTACATTACTAAGTCTATCTAATTCTGCACCATTATTTTCCCACAATCTTTTATTAAAATCAGTAAGATAACTTGGTTGTGCATATAGATAGTACATAGCATTGTCTGGACCAAGTATCATATCTACTTGATAATCATCATCTACTTCAACAACTATATTTGCTAACTCTTTAAATTTACTTTCTTGGAGTAAATAAGTTTCTACATAAAGTTTATTATTCTCTTCAAACTCACCCTTTGCTATCTTATTTATAATTGCTGTTTCACCATTACCAAATATACGAGTTAAGTAATCATTAATTAGTTTCTTTAATCCTAAATTAGGTTCTTCTGGAGATAAATAAAATGCAACATCATTAACTAATTTTGGAGAAAATTCAATTCCTATTGAGTTAAAAAGATTAGATATCTTAAGTAAATAATCATTATAACTAGTATCTGTAATTCCTTCATCTGAGGTATATTGTATGGTGAATGGTTCTGTAATCTTTTTTTGATAAGTATTAATAATTTTATTAAGATAGGTTTTATTTGGACTACCTTCATTATTAAATGTTTCCTCTAAATGTGCAAACTGAGTACTCCAAGCCATTCCTAATTCTTCAGATGCTGTAGAAATACCACCAGAAAAGATTTCGAACTTCCCACCTTTAGCACGCATGTTAATAAAATCATGTCTATGTTTCATAAGAGTTCTATAAACCCTTGTTCTAAAGTCTTCGGGAGAATTTAGAAATCCTTGTCTTACAATATTACCATCTTCATCTTTAGTTCCATATAAAAACTCTGTATAGAATTGGCTTTTCTTTGCTTTAGCTTTAAGTCTTTTTTCTATTTCATATGTATCAGTAGCAGTAAAAGTATCTTTAAGAATTCTAGACCATGCTTCACCAAAATCTATAAGTTGAAAAGAACCTGTGATAGGATCTTTCATTCCCGTATTTGGTAATGTTGCAAAGAATAATTTAACATCTGTTAAAGCATTATCTCTTGAATTAATTTCATAAGATGATTTATCATGACGTGCTAATTCTTCTCCAGTTACTTCATCAAAATCTACTTCATCTCTACTTTGAATACCCATAGAGAGTAATTTACCATCAACATGATATCTAAATTCATTAAATATATTAGGATCTAATACTCTATTGTATAAATCTACCCATCCTCTTATAATAGGATTCTCTCCTTTTTCTTTTAATTTTTCTAAGAATTTATCTCTATCAATAGCAATTGCATTCTTTACTAATTCAAAATCTAATTTTTTAAATGATTTAGCATTATAAAGTTTATTTGATAAAACAAGTTTATAAAGAATAAGATTTGTAACACTCTTAATTGTGTCTGAGTTAAACTCATCTTTAAGTTTAGTATAAGAATTGTTTTTAAATTTTTTAAAACTTTCTTTATTAATCTTTGATTCTTTATACTCACCTTTTTTAATATCATGAAATATCTTTTCTACACTAAGTTGTCCAAATACTTTGTCATTTATCCAACTAATAAATTCATGTAACATATCAAAGAATCTCTGAAGTAAAGTACCCTTTGGTTTTACTTCTTTTTCTGTAAGAATAAATTTTCTAAATTCTTCTGCTAAAAACTCTTCAATTGTTCTATCATCAGCATTCTTTAATTGTGGATAAACCTTTTTTGCATTACTATAAATAGATTGTCTCCTTCTTTCATTTAAATAATATAAATTTACAACATGGAATGCTTCGTGAAACAACGTACCTTCTTCTGCTTTCTTATATATATAAATTGATGCATTAAGTACTTGTGCAAATGCTTCTTTTGATCCAGTTTCATTTGCTACTTCTACTATCTTATCTAAAACATGTATTGGAGCAGATATCATTTTTCTTAGATATTCTTTCTCCTTTTCTAAATCTTGTTTAATATAACTATCACTAATCTTAAATCTATTAAATGGTTTAGCTGAAGGATTAACTTCATCTGCAGCTTCCATTGCTTCCTTCATGAATCTTGCAGTATCCTCTTCGCTTACAAGTATATCACTTTCTTTAAGTTCTACTACTGGTTTTTTAACTTCTTCTTTCTTTGTTGTTTTCTTTTTAACTATAGGTTCTTTATGAAGATCAACTCTAACTCCTACTTTTTTAACTAAAGAACCAGTTTCTCTTGCTTGAATATCTGTTGTAACAAAATTAGAACGTACTATTAAACCATCATATGTGAGTTTATTGATATCTTGTTCTGTATATTCTAATGTTCCAACTGTAAATGGATGTTTATATTTTTCACCTAATCTATTTAAACTAACACCATAATTAACATTCTTTTGTAACCACTCTTTAAAGTGAGTAATATCACGATCAGATGCGGTTTTTGGATTAAGTTTAAATGGTCTACCTATAGTTTCTCCTTCTCGTATATCTTCAAAGTTATCTCCATAATTGATTACACCATCAGATACGTATAATCTTTTACTTGCCAATTCAGATCTAGTAATTGCTGCATTCTTTGTATGTAATCCATGACTTACAAGTAATCTAAGTACTTCACCATTAGATATAACTCTTCCATCTACAGCGAGACTACCACTGACACCAGTACCTTCATAAGGTGAATTAAATCCTTGTCCTTCTTTTAAACTATTAGCAAGGGCATTATAAATAACCTTTGCATCTATTTCATTAATTTTACTAGGATTAAGTTTAACTACAGTTTTCTTTTTGTTAGCGGTTTTATTTGTAATTAAATATACACCACCACCAAAACCTTTATGAACACCTACCGCTTCTTTGTTCTTCCCTCTAATTTCTCTACCTCTATCTACACCTAATCCAATAGCAAGTTCAACTTCATTATAACTCCTTAATCCAAAAGCATCTCTTATATTTCCTACAAAGTCTTTAATATTATTAAATAAACCAGCTCCTTTAGATAATCCTTCATAAGTAACTTCTTCTCCTTTTAATAATCCTCGAAGAATATTCTTTCTAAATAAATTCTGATTTGCAATATAAGATTCTACATAAGTTTTCTCTGCTTTTTCTCTTTCTTCTTCATCTTCTATAACTTTGATTGAAGTTGGAATAGGAATTAATTTCATTCCAGATTCTTTTGCTTCTGTCAAATCTATTCCTACGTTTGAATCGGGTATAAATAAATATCCTTCTACTCCCTCTATTTTTGCATGAATTGGAATATTTGCAATCTCTTTAATAGTAAGAGATTTAAAATCTCCTTTATCTACCAAACCAGATATTCTTGGATTCTGTTCCCAAAAATTAGGGTATTCATCTTTCTTAATTAGGAAAGTAATTTTCTTATCTTTGAGAGTATTATTTTGATCCGATAACCATAATCCTAATGTATCTTCATATTTAGGCATGAAATCAAGTTCTACTTTTCCTTCATATCCTTTATCTGATCCTTTGATTGTTCCTGATGCAGCATACTCACTTATCTCAATTGTATCATTTTCATCCAGTTCTTTTACATCAACTGGATCAGGATCAAAAGCAGTTTGTACAATACCTTCTATTTTAAAACCAACTTGAGATTCTAATAATGAAAAAGTAGCTTCTGCAAATTTACTATCTAATTTATTTCTATCATTTGTATTCGTATAATCTACGAGATAGTAATTATTATCTTCTCTAAGAAGGTATCCTACTTCTCCATTGGAATCAGATATCTTAATCCTATCTCCATTATTTTTAAGTACCTGTGATAGTTTCTTAGTTTTTAGATCTTCTACTTTATCTGTTGTTTTCTGTTTATCTTTAATTTCTTTAACTGCTTGTTCTATTCTTGATGAATAATCTTCTTTAAATAATATATCTTCTGGAGATAAATTCATATCTCCTTTTGCAATACGAGAAGCCAATTCCTCAATTCTGGGAGCAAGTTCTTCTTCATTAACTGGAACTTTTGGTTCTTTAGGAGTTTTCTTTTCTCCACGATTAATTTTTCCTTGTTCTTCAATTAAGAAATCTATAAGATCTTCTTTACTTTCTAATGCATCATAAACATCATCTGTTTCAGTTAAAGTTTTTACATAATCATTATAATAACTTTCTTTCTTCTTTAAAGAGTTAATTATACCAATATCCTTACTTTTCTCTTTTGAATTATATTCTTTAGAACTAGATGTCTCATTTTTTAATTTATTAAGTGCTTCTATTTGTTCTGTTACTAGTTTTTTTCTCTCTGTATATTTTTCTTGCAGTCCTTCAGAAATAGGTTGTTTACTTAAATGAGTTAAATATTTTGCTCGTTCCTTAAGAGCACTTATCTGTGCTTCTGTATCAAATATATTTCTACCTGTTTCAGATAAAGAATGTTTTTCATCTGATGTATAACGACCAAATTCATTTAATTTAGAAAGAGCTTCTTCTTTCGCAGAATTAATCTCTGTTAATCTATTCCTAAGTAATAACGAAGATGTCGTTGCATCTGCATAAGCCGAAGCTATTTGTGGAGTAAATCCTTGCTTAATATAAAATTCATAAGTCTTTGCAGATTCATTAACATGTTCCTGAATATTAGGAAACATTTGTTTAACGTTCTCTATATCTTCTTCATCAAGTCCATAACGTTCTAATGTTTCAGAAGAATTATTCTTATCAAGTATTTGATTAAGAAATTCATTTAAATGTCCAGTATTACCTAACTCTGCTTCCTTAACTCCTAGTTTAATAGCAAGTTGTGTTTTAAGACTCTCAACTGTTTTTGTATCACCAATTTTCTCTGCTCCTTGAATTGCTGCAGAATAGTGTTTAAGAGTAGGAGCCCATGATTTAACATTATTAAGTCTCAGTTTTTCTTCGGATGGTTTACCTAATATCTTTTCATTAATTGCTCTACCTGCGGTTTGAAATACAGAAGAACCTAACGCACCAAATGTTACAGATGTCCAGAAGTCTCCTTCTTTCATTATATCTTTTAATCCCTGAATTTTATAATTAGGATCAATTCTTTGTTTAGATAATTCATCCGCATATTCACTAACAGAATACTGGTAACCCTCTTCAAAACCTTCTCCTACCATATCTTGTAATACAGAAAGAGATTTCTTTGCTGTTGGTATTAATGTACCTTGTCCTAAATAACCAGCTATTCCTCTAGTTGTAGCTTTAGTGGTTTTACCAAAAGCTCTCCCAAGAAGTATATAAGAAGGAATATCCTGGGCAAGCATTATCCAATTCTTATTATAAATATCTGATGCTGCAATAGAAGCATTTTGTTTGGCTTCTTGTTCTGATCTACCCGCTTCTAAATCTCTATTATATATTTCTTCATACTTACCATTAGCTTCCATTAAATTCTCCATATGACGAGAAAGAACAGCTTGTGATACTCCTGTAGAAATTTGTTTTGTAATTGCTGCTACTTCTTTAGATGCACCTAATCCTCTTGCTATTTTTGCTGCATCTATACCCAATCCTGTAGCTTTACCAAGCATTGATAGTCCTTTAACAGTTCCTGCTGCTGGTATAAGTAAAGATAAAGTACTTGCTACTGATGGAGCATTATTCATCCACCATGACCAATGTCCTGGTGCAAATTCTCCTTCATTATATGTTTTATATATAGGACTTGTTTCTTGTGACCAACTTCTAAGATCTTTTCCAGCTTCAGTTAAGAAATTACCAAACTCTACTTCTTCTCCTTGTGCTACTTTAAAAGCATCATTAATATCTACAAGATATCCAACACCTTCTATAGTACCACCTATAATTTCTCCAATTACTGCTTGACTAAGAAAATTACCAAACTGAACTAATCCTGGTTGTTCTTTCCCACGAATTCTTTCTAAATCTTCGATATCTCCTAAATGGATATCCCTATCATATTTAGAATCTCCTACTCCAAATCTACCAACTGGAACTTGTTCCTCACTAACTAAATAAGGGCTAATTTTCATTGCCCTTTTTAGTGGATCATCCGTACTTTGTAAATTAGTTTGGGGATCAATATTATTATTGATCATTGCCCTATATAAAGGATCGTTTTGTGGCATTACCTAACTTTATTAGTTGCTGTTTGATTTATATTTGTACCTAAATAATCAGATTGCATTATTGCTTCTCTTTCATTTTGCTTTATTTCTGTAATATCAACATCTCTAAATGGAATAAAATTATCATTATCTATATAACCAGCCTTAATATTATATTTATATTGACCATCTTGTATATCAGAATCTACGTAATATGCAACTTCTTTTCCTACTTGTGGATCAATCAGTTCAGGTCTCACTACTCCTTTACCCATAGTTGATACCATTTGATTAATTAAATATGAACCAGAGGTTGAGTTCTTTATATTATCATTAGATGAGATTAAAACACGTCTTGTAGAATTTCCTTTTTTAGTAGGAACTTCTATATAATACATTCCTGGTTCTGGACCATCTTGGGTAAACCCACCAAGTTGTTTTCCTTCACTTAATAAGTATTTATCAAACTCTGCTTCTGTATAACCAAGTTCATCTAAGACACCGCCTTTACGAGTTAAGGATTTTTCAGATACACCTTGACCATCCATAATAACAAATGTTCTTTGCATTTTATTATTTACTATATCATTTAGTAAATCAACATTTGCTAAATTTGACATTTCAACTAAATTAATTGTAGAATTTTGCAAATCTCTTTTAGCAAGTTTAATTTGTTGTAATGCATTACCAATAGTTAAATCTCCATTTTCAACTCCACTTTGTAATGAAGGATAAGTATTTATCAAATTATCAACATCTATTTTTTGTTTTTCACCAAGTTCTTTGTACTCTTTATATGTAGTTGGTAAATACGCATCTAATCCACCCTGTTGTCTTACTAATTCTTCTTTAGCCTTACTTAGACTAACATCATGTTCATTAGCATATTGCATAATATCCTTTTGTGTGAATTCTATTTTCTTATTGACATCAGGCATTGCTTTTAAACCAGATGTTTTGAAGAACTCTCCAACAGTATGGAAAAATTTATTACCACTTTTTCTCTCGATTTCTCCCTTATCATTAAGTTTTATACTATCTATATTTAAACCTTCAATTGGAATACTTATGTTTTTTTGAAGCACCTCAGATGGACTAGTTGGTAGATATGTATTCACAAGATCTTTTTTACTTTTTGCGTAACCTGGAACAAATCCTGAAACTTCATTATACTTCTTTTCTTGACCAGTATTAACTAAAAATTGATATGCAAGATCAGGAGCGGGAGTATCATAATCACCAGTTCTTATTCTATATGCTCTTATTCTTTGTTCTCCTTCTGCACTTCTTGCATAATCTTCTTTACCAGCTTTTGCAAGACGAGTTATTTGAGAATCATTTATATATTCTTTTATTTCACCAGTAGTTGGGTCTAGGTATTTATTAGCTTTAAGATCATCAAAATAAGTTTCTTCTTTAATTCTATAATCATACCCCTTCTCTGGAACACCACTAAACAAACCACTTTCTGCACTACTATAAGTACTAAAATCTTTTAAAAACTCTTGTGGAGTTCCTAATTGTGCTTCAAGTTTTTTATATTCATTTATAGATTGTACATTCTTTTGAATATTACTTAGAGTTGTAGGATCTACTTTAGATCTTACATCCTTCCATATTTGTCTCTGTACTTCTGGATGACTATAATCTTGAATAGCATACTTATCTACTACCTCTAACATATGTTTTTTTGCAGCTTCTAAACTTTCTTTATCAGCAGGAGTAGCACCACTCATAGATTCTATGTTAGATAACTGTTGTAATACTTGTTGTTGTCCTACATCATACTTATTCTGACGCATCATTGCAGCTTGTGCTATCTGCTCAAATGGGATCGGAGTATATGTATTAACAAACTGTGTTTGACTTGGTTGATCAAATCTATTCATGTTACTTTCCTATATAATTTTTATATTCTTCTGGAGTATATATTCTTCCTGATTGATTATGAATAATCATTCCAGTATTAGGATCAATAGAAAAACTAGGTGCTAATGATGGTAATAATGCCATTAGTTGTTGATCTCGTCTTACTTGATTACTCATCAACTGTCTATTCTGAGAATACTGTCCTAATTGACTCATGCCTGTAGCCATTGAGTTTCTAGTAGCTGCTGCATTTGCATCATTAATATCTTGAATTCTAAATTTAGAACCTACAATATCTCTACCTAATTGTGCATCAAATTGTGCTTGTTCTCCAAGATATTGATTATTAATATTCTGTGATCTTGCAATAGTTTCTGCATTAGCTCTCATTTGATTCATTGAACCAGCACTCATACCACCCAACATCTGTCCTTTAGATAAACCAGATTCTTTGAGACCTCTCATATATGTAGCGCGTTCTAATGCGTTCCTACGTAACTCAGGCATCATATTATATCTACGACTACGCATTAATGATCTGGAAGAATCTTCATAAGGATTTTTAAATTTATGGATATTTAATTCTTCTGGTTTCTTAAGTCCTTGTGCAAAATTATAAACTACAGGAGCTAACGATCCCATTGCATTTCCTAAACTCGATAATTCATTCGTATTAAATTTATTAGAAGGAGTAGTTGTTTGAAATCTATTGGCTGTACTAGGAATATTTTCTTGTAATGAATTAGATGGTTGTTGAATTGTACCATTTGTATTAAATCCTGGAGTAAGTAGTGTTTTAGGTGTGAAATTATAAAGAGCATTATTATCTACACGTGGAAAATTATTTTGCGTTTTAGATCTATTAACTGTTGATCTATTATTAATATTACTAACAATAAGAGAAGGTCTTACTATTGTTGGTATTGATGTTTGAGTTTCATAAGGTTTTGTATAACCCGTTGAATTTAAAGCAGGTATATTTTGTTCAATTGGATAACCATAAGATTCTCCTGTAATTGGGTTAATCCAACCAGTATTTTGTGGATCACTTGGCATTACATAATCATAAGTATCAGTTGTATACGTACCATCTCTATTAAACCCAACTCCACCACCACCTGGATACTTACCTACTTCTCCACCATATGCGTGTTTCCACTTACGAGCGTTCTGTGCAAATATTGCACGCTTACGTGTTAATGGATTCTTACTGTGTGTAAGTTCCTCTGTAGACTTTCCCGTACGTTTCTTAAGAGCATTAAACTTTCCTCTATTTTTTGGATTAATCTTTATTGTACCACCTCTAGCATAAACATCTGTTAATGTATCCACTCCTTGTTCCTCAAATAAATTTGTATATTCATTATTAATATTATTCAACATTCTTCCAGCAGTCCTAGTCTCAATTGATGTAGGATTAACTTTATCTGCTAAATCATATTTCTTCTGCATTTTAGATAACCTAGTTCCAAGTTCTTTGAATTGTTTCCCAACTGGAGATTTATATTTACCTAGTACTTGTGTACCAAGTGGTAGTTCTAATTTTACTCCACCTTGTGCATGACTACGTGCTGTTACAGGAATAGAGTGTATTGTACCATCAGGAGTTCTAAATGGTTCTCCTTTCTCAAGTTCTACTTTTAATGATCCAACTTGTCCACCATTTGGCATTAATTGACTATATGCTTCTTGTCCAGGAATCTGTTCTCTCATATTAAACATTCTACTTCTAGAATTAAAGTCTTTGGCGAACTGTGCTTTTTTATTAGTCTCTATTGCATTCTTTGTAGCTGTGTAACCAGACAGTAACGCAAGGGGTCCCATACCTAAATTCTGCATACCTGCTGCAGCTCCTGCTTCTCCAGGATTAACAAATCCATATTCATCCGGTGTAGCATCCCAACCAAATCCGGAAGCAAGACCAGCACCAATTTGATTCTCTAAAGTCATACCTTGACCAGCCATGCTAATAGCATCCATACCTGAACCAACAGACATACCAGTTTCGCCCTTACGTATTCTACTTCTTTTAATTTTACAAGCCATACTATTTATCTTATTGATATTCTGTAATTAAATATAATATAATATAATTCTAACACTTTATCTAAATTTGCAGTTAAATTAGAATTTAATCGAAATGTAGTTTTTAAATATTTATCTCTCATACGTTCTTTATATAATCTTGTACTGTCTTGATTTGCAACTAATGTAACATCTACATTTCCTGTTTCATTAACCTCTACCACATTTCTAGGTATAGCAAGAGTAAATTCTCTTTCTCTTCTTTCTAAATTATCACCTAGAATTAACGCAATCTCACCAGTGTGTTGATAATCATTAGAACATGTAATATAATTAAATGTTTGTTCATAAGTATTCTTAGTGCTATCTTCTATAACATTTGTATTAAGTCTTATATTATCATATACCTTAGTATATTCATAATCAGATCCATCCACCAGTGTTATAAGAGCATCATAAAAATAATTATCAAATTTAGTATAACTAGTAGTATCTAAATATAATCCATATAAGAAATATGTATCAGTTTGGTACATAGTATGTACATATGCATCTAGCATATATATTGGAGTATACGTATAAAATGAAATAAAGTTGTCTGTAGCAGTATTAAATAGTATTACATCATCATTAGAATATTTAATATACAATTCATTGTCTTTATTGTTTGATACAAGGAATGGAACAGTCGTTGAAGTAGTATCTCTAAAATAAGATTTCATCCCTTTAATTAGTCCCAAATCAACTAATTGATTACCTGTAAATTTAAACATTGCTTTATTGTCCTTATCAACAAACCAAATTGCTTCTTTAGATGAACATATAGATTTTTTATTCTGTACTCCACAATATAAATTTAAATAATCATACCTATCAAGTACATTTGCTGTACCCAATGCTAATATACCTGGATTATTATCTTGAATAAGTGATCTCTGATTAACTGGTAAATATCCTACAGCTCTTTCTTGAAAGAAATATAAATTATTATTCAGTTTATTAATACTATAAATTGGTCCATATAAACCTGTAACATCTAATGTATTACCAACTCTAAATTTACACCAACTATCAAAATAAGTATTATCTAATTTATAATCTGACCATATTATTCTTGTGTCAAAATCAGTTTCATTATCAGATATATCTAAAGACGAATCTAAATTAATATTCTGTTCTTGAGAATATATAGTATTATATAAATAATAATCTGTTTCTTGTGTGTAATAATGCGTACTTGAATCTTCTTTTGAATAGTATAATCCTGCTTCTTCTCTCATTAATTCTAACCCTTGATGAAAATCAGCATCAATAGTTACATGAGAAGTATAGTTTTTACTTATACATTCATCATGACGTAAACATAAATTAATTGTAGATTCTATAGGAAATATTACATTTGAGAATATAGAGAGTGTTCCAGTTCCTTGTACTTCATCTCCACACATTGTATTCAAATAATCAAAATAATTTATATAAGTATCTCCACCAAAAAAACTTTTTGATGCTGGTGTTGCATCATCTATCCTAGGTTGTCCACAAGAAATATATTCATTTAATTGTCTATCTGCATATGTATATCCACCATATTTAGTAAGATTAGGTCTTTTAACATATGCATATGCCATTTCATTATGAGCATCTGTAAAAAAAGATGTTGAAATAGCACCTGTTAATTGTATTGTATCACATCTACCATGAGAAGTTTGACCAGTACCACCAGTATCATCTAATCCCCATCCTCTATATTCTAATCCATCTGCTGCACTAAAACTAAAAGTATAATCACCATTTGCATATCTAGGAAGAATAAATTCATTATCATCAATTGTATAAAATGTATCCGTTGAAGCACTTAATGAAGCATAATCATAATATTTAATATATAAAGCACAATCTTCATTATTATCAGCAGCAGTACCTGGTTGTTGATATACTCCTTGTATATCTAAACGATCTCCTACTGCAAATCTTGTAGATTTATTAAATATATTTTCAGGATTTATAAAACTAATTAATTGTAAATTTTCATCTGTAATTCCAGTATCATATACTTCTGGACGAGTTCTCTTACATGTATATGTTCCTCTATCATTTGTAGCAAATACTGCACCAGCACCTAATACTGTTTTATCCTCATTTGTTCTTTTCATTCTTACTAATTCCCAACCTAGAACACCTGTTGGTAAAGCTGTTTTAATTGAAACACTTATACCCAATGCTTTATAATGAACATTAGGAGAAGAGTAAGAAAAGAAATTATCAGCAACTCCTAATAACGTTGGGGATGGAAATCTTATATCACCAATCCATTTAGCTGGAGAACGTTGTCCTTTAGTATTTATAAATACTATTCCCATTCTGTATATCTCATCTCTTTGATATCCAGTTAAACTATTTACTATATAAGGATTACTATAATCTGTAAATCCATATGTATCAGACTCTGCTCCATATGTAAGAATATTATCTCCTGTTATTGGATTAACATCTAAAATATTTTTATCATATATAAAACTATATTTAATATTTAAACCCTCTCCACCAACAGTAGCCCCATCTGATTGATACCAATATTGTATAGAAGCACTAGAATCATTATCTATATCATTACTTTTATTAACACAGTTATGTTCTTCATCTACATCATAATCTGGACTTGAATCAGTACCATCTATTATAACTAATCCTGTATTATCTGTATAATTTTCATAAAGTCTTGCTAATTGTCCATCAGCCACACTATTAAATCTATAAGCTCTACAATCATAATCTACATCAAATGTTTCCTCTACTACATTAGCTGCAAATAATCTATTATCTTTCTCTTCTATTGTATAAGCTTCGTATTGTATATTTGAAAATACTGAAAATTCATCTGGGGTTATAACACCCAATCCTACACCACCCCCATCAATTATATATTGTTCATCTTGTGTAGTATTTATTCCATAATCATTAACTATAATAACTTCTGGTTCTTGTCCGTAAGATTTATAATGTACTCTATATAATCTAATTTTGTCAAAATAAGTTCTATCATCTTCTCCAACATTAAGTAAAAGTTTTACTCCTTTATTAGAATTCTTAATTTCATAATCACCCTTAATCATCGCAGATGGGGTGACATTAGTATTACTAGAATAAATATTTATTGGAGAATTAAGCAATGTACACGGAACAGTTTCTTGACCATTCTTTTTAATTAAACTATAAGCATATTGTATTCTACCAGATTCTAATCCACCAGATGTAACTTCCATTAATTCTATCGCACCTGTACTATAAGAAGTTGAATTAACTGTTGTATCAAATGTAGTTATAAGATCAAAGCGTGTTACTGGTAAAAAATCATTTACTCCAGGATTTACTGGACGATTTGGATTCTCTGTTTGATAATAGTATCCATTTATACATCTAATTGGGTAACCTTTACTTGCCCAATATATTTTATAAATAGTATCTGATTCGTATCTACCAACGCATGACAAATATTCTGTAGAAGAAAAAGCAGCATCTGCTGAAGTACCATCACTTTGCCATATTAATTTATTATTAGCAGAACCAGCTAATCCTGTAGCAGTTACTGTAACTCTTCTAATATATGTAAAACCATCATTGTCTATCGTAAATAAAAATAAATAATCTCTAATTAAACAATGTCCCATTATAATCTCATCTTCTGCAGTATCTATATCAGCATCTAAAGCGCTAGATGAAGTAGGTGTATATAAAAGACCAGTCAAAGATTTCTCTGTTGCAAGATATCTAAGATTCTCTGCATGTAAATAAGTATCAGGTTTAGTTAAATGTACTCCTAAATCTTTAACCATTCCACCTGTGAAAGTATGTCTAGCGTTTCTAGTGGGCATATTAATAAATTATTTGTTTTTGTCCCATGGTTGAAAATAGATTATCAAACTCATCAATTTCTGGATATAATTGTAACCATTTATTTTTTATAGATTCTAATTTATCTACACTTGGCATCATAGCAACACCATATGCTTGTTTACAGTAAAAATTCCAGTTACGCCTTGCGTCATAATATTGTTCATCTCTTATTCTTCCACCAAGCCATTCTGGATAATAGTATTTCATAACTACATACCAATATAATGCCTCGACAAAACTTTGATTATCAGGGATAAGAGGGTATCCTTCTTCATCTAAAGGCATTGCTTGGTATGCTATTTTTAAATAGCCGTCTTTAACATTTAGTTTAATATAATTATTATTTATATAATATACATAATCTAAAGTTAAATAATCATCAGAATTTACATTTGCTGGTTTAACAGTTGCTCCAGTTATTAATAATGAACTTATATATTCTTTTGTATTTGGATTGGCGTTTATATATGCAAGAGCAGTTTCATAATCCATTCCATATAAAGTCATTGCTGCAGTAACTACATCTGAATCTGGTGCTATATCATCACTAGTTGAAGTTGTTGTATCTTCTCCTCTTGGTCCATAAGTTCCTGTACCATGTCTTAGTGGTATAAAAACACCATCGGTTGTATTAGAATACTGTACTCCTAATATAGTAAGTAAATCTGCTGGAAGTTTTGTTTGATAGTCTGCTACTGTAAGTAATGGTAAATCCTCTTTACCAGTAATCTTAATATTAAAAGTAGGAAACGCACCAATCTTCTCAAGTCCTTCAGAAACCCATTCCAATATATCACTAATACGATGATTTTCTTCTTGAAGATTTAAATCACTAAAAACTTTAGCAACAACTCTTTTTGATGATGTGGTATTATATATCATTATTTTCTTTTATCTATAATTTCAAAATAATCCTTAATTCTATTCTTTATGTAATAAGCTAATTTACGCTTATTTGTTCTTGTTGGTACAAATCTATATTTAGTTATATTCTTTAAAGAGGCATTCTTATACCAAGTAAAGAAATATCTATAACCATCACTATGTTCATTTACATAAAAAACTCTTTTACCATACTTATGTGTGTTCTCCCAATCTATTGATCTAGGATTATTTAAAGTTTTTTTAGCATTACCTTTTTTCTTAACTATTTGAAATGTACCAAGATGATTAGGTAATTTAAACTTTACACAATCATTGTATAGTACATCTACTATTCCTTTAAAATATTCTGCAAGTATTGTTTTATATTCTTTATAAGATAAACTATACTTTTCATTATCTATAGTTTGAAGATAGTCTTTATAAAAATCTTCTAGTAAATAACAATTTTGAATTTTATTTTTTCCCCTTCCAAAAAACATAATTATATTTTATATTATTCAGTTGTAAATTGTACCTGAGTTCCATAAGCCGTTCCTTCTGAATTTGTCGCATAAGAACGAATATAATAAGTTGTTTCTGCATCTAATTCATCAGGTATCGAAACTATCCTACATATTTTTCCCGTTGTACCATCAATATCAAAACACGTATCTGTTATCTCTGGGTTTTCACTCTCACTTACGCAAAATCCACGAGCAGTTATTGTGGTTCCACCATCAGATGTTATATTAGTTCTAAAAATAACTCTATTAGATTCTATTGTTACATATCCAACTGTAATAGCAGGAATAGCTGTAGAACCATATTCACTAAACCCTATATCTGGAGCAACACCATTATAACTTAATCCAACATCTGTACCTGCATTTATTAAATCAGATCCGGTTGCTAAATGTAAAAATGTAATTGTTGGTAAAGAACCATCTGATCCTCTAGCAGCCAACATCTGATTTATGCCGGTAACTGAGTCTATTAATACAAAATCAGCATCAGTAACTGTTATTGTATCATTACTTTGAGAATAAGGAGAAACTTCATCACTAACCCACGTATTATGACTAAAAGAAGCATATGTTGGATAATCATACGCACATGCTGTAAGATATGTTTGTACAGAATACCACCTACTTCCATATACTAAATTATTTCTATATACTACATCAGCATAATCAGTGGTACAATCAAAAACACCTGGGTCACTACCAAACCCAATTTCACATTTATAAGCAGTATTATTAGAAAACTCACCTACAGGACCAAGTTCATATAAAAGATTTTGATCTGTAAATCCTTGTCCTTTATTAAAAGCAGCTAAATTATTGTATGTTCTTCTTTTACTAGTTGTTCTTAAATTACCTGCTCCATATTTAAATCCAACACCAGCTCCATATGTTAAGTGACCATTATCAAAAGCCCAGTTATTATGTAAATCTGTTTGACACGCCGGACTCATTTCAAACCCATCATCAGAATTGCCCCATGCTCTACACCCAGAAACATATAAAAAGTTAGAAGAGTCTGGAGTTGGGGTATTACTACCGAATGTAAAACCATCAGCTCTATTACCAGGTTCAGCATCATTAGAACTTATATTATCATAACTATCACAATTAGTAACATAAAGTGTATCAAATTCTATAACCCATATTCCATACCCTTCAATATTATATACAGTCATTCTATCTAAATAGATATTTTCATTTTGATAACATGAAAATCCTGAAATCCACTGACTAGTTACAATTTGATAACAGTTTCTTATTGTTAAACCTCTAAATTTTACATAACTGGTATTTTTAATATCCACAGCAACTTTTGTATCTTCCGAAGTATAGTCTTCACAATCTAAAATTGGTACTTCATCTGAATAATTAAAAAAACAAATTGGATTAACATATGTTCCTATGTGTCCATGAGATATAGATGGGTTAAGAATTGGTTCAGAAGTAGGTCTCCAAATACCACCTCGAAAATAAACAGTATCTCCTGCTTCGGCTGTATCAAAAGCTTTTTGCCATGTTGCCCAAGGTAGTACTATAGTTCCTGCGTTATCATCACTTCCACCAGATGGTGCAACATAATAGGTTGCGGAAAATCCACTTAAAGTAAAAATCGAAAATAATATTACTAAAAATTTTTTCATTTATTATTTTTTAATCCTTATTATATAAATAATTATATACTGCTGTTTGTTCAGTTTCATCATCCGCAGTTGCTCTTATTATAATTTCCTTAATCTGCATAGAAGCACAACCAGTTTCCCCTACCCCCACTCTAAAATCAGCAGTTGCTTCTGTTCCTACACTTCCTGTTGTTGGAGTTCCATTATTAATAGTAATACTTGAACTAGTTGTATTAAATATAAATGTATATACATTAAATGACCCTGTAGTTACTGTCCCAGAAGATATTCCTGTTCCACCAGCACCTATTTTTACAGAAGACGTTCCTTGTTTTATAAATGGAATGGCATCTCCTCCATCAAACATTACAATCACATCATTATCTACAAGAGAAACCTGGTTCATTAATATATAAATAGTTACAGGTTGACTATGTATAGAAGTAAAATCTATTAAAAAATCGTCTGTTCCATCCCATTGAATATATTTATCTACGGAGTTCCAATGTGGACAATATGTTGTATCAAATCCTTGAGAAATTGAATTGCCCCAACCACCTTTCCAAGATACTACGTTACCACCAGTACCAAGTGTTAAACTATCTTCCGTATTCATATACCATCCATATGTATATGTATCTGTTGTTAGAAAAGAAGGTGGATCAAATGAACCACATGAACAAAGTTCAATATAAATACTATCCTTATCTGAACTACTATCTTCATATCCAATAAACCCTAACCAACCACCACCTGCTGTACTATCTACCGAACTCGCATCAAATGTTGTACTATCATTCGTAGGTGTTGCTAATGTTCCTGTCAAAGTATAACTTGACCATCGCATACTATCATACGGTTCAGTAATAGTCGCAATTAAGTTAGGCACACTATCAAAAGGGATTGTAATGGTATCTGCTGAAATGTTTACATTGATAGAAATAGCATTTTTATATATTGCATATCCACCAGTTTTAACCTTCCCATTTTCTTTAATATTAACTATAGAAGATATTTGATTAACTATATCAATATTTTTAGTTTCTCTATTTATATAGGGAAGAAACTGACCAAAACAAATATTTGATATAAATATAAAACCAAAAAATATATTTTTAAACATATAGTTATTCTGCTATTACATTAATTAAATTATCACTAGCATCATAAATAAGAGTATCTGCTAAATTTGAAACTTCTATAGTATCTGAATCAAATATCCAATATTGTTTATGTTCTATAAGATTACTATTTGCATCATAAGAATATTCATGATAATATCTTTTATTCCAAATATTAAGTAAATAAGTTTCTAAATTAGATACGTTTGTAAATGTACTATCATTGGACATCTTCCAACTTATATCTACAAGAAAAGATGTATTACCAGATGCTACATTAGTCACAATTCTTACTTCAGTAGAACTAGCTACTTCAATAGTTTTAATATTATCTTTAGATATATCAGAAACCGCATAAGCACTTCCTGCTCTAAATTTAATATAATCACCGCCATCTGTTATTGTATAATTCTGAGCAGTTATAATTTGAGAAACCCCAATCAACATACTAAGAATTAAAGTAAATTTTAAAAATAAATTCTTCATTTTAATTAAATTAATTTATTATACTGCTCTATTAGTTTTATAAGTTTGTTTATATCCCTTAATATCTGATTCTAATGTTTGATTAGCATCATTTTGTTCATCATTTGGCGCACTATACTCTATACCAAGTTCTAATTTTAATATCATTTCTTTAAGAGTATTTACCATATTAATTGGAACTGGATATTTACTATCTAAATCTATTCCTGGTAATTCTGTAGGAACTTCAAATATACCTCTTACTTTAATATATTGTAAATCATTAGGATTATATAAATATATATATCTATCTTTTAAATATGCTAAAATATCTTTAGAAGTGTACTTTTTATATTGTTGCCAATTTGCCCTACTTTCTGGTACTAGTTGTATTTGATTATCCTCTACATCTCCTACAAAAGTAATACCAGATTTAAAATTAAAATCAATTGTTTTAGGTATTTGAATAGAGGTTCTATATACAGTTCTTGTTTCTTGAGTATACGGAACAATAGACAATGGAGTTCCATCTGCATTAGTTAATTCTTGAATATAATCTGGATTAGGATGCTTTCCTTTATCTAAATCGCGTTTAAGTAATAATGCTCTATATTCATGTATCCACGTCTCTATTTGACGTTCAGATATTATTTCATCGTTAGTAACTTTACTACCACGAATAATATTCAAAATATCATATATAATTGCTCTTAAACTAATAAACTCCATTATTACTTCTTTAATTTAAATAATTTACTTACTTGTTCTACCAATACATCAGATATAATATTTTTACCACCTTCTGTAGTAAATTGTTTACCTTCTGAATTAGTTGTACCTTTTCTAGTTAAATAAGCCAACATGCCTGATAAAGCCCCACCAACTAAAACTAGAAGAGTGGTCTTACTAAAAGTTAAACCAGCAACTCCTACTTCCATTAACGCGCCTATTACCCCAGTTAAAGCACCTGTAGAGATACCTTTCCAGAAATCATTCATATTAAGTTTCCCAAACTCTGAACCTTTATTCTTCTTAATCTTACGAATCACTTTCTTAGTTCTTTTCATATAATTATCTATTTGATATTACAAAATTTCTTTTTCTATTTCCTATATAAAAACTACCAACGATATTTCTAAAAGGAGATATATATATTATTTGTGTTGGTACTACCGGAGATTGTTTAAAATATAACCAAGTGTATTCGTCTAGTGGTTCTATTAATGCATATAAATTATGTACACCAGATACTGTATCTATACTTGCTGTTCTAATAGCACATCCATCAGTATCACTACCAACTATAAAAAAACTATCTATAACAGGACCATCTATACTATCTAATCTCAACTCAAAACTCTTACTACCACTGTCTTGTACAAAATTAACACTATAGTCTAATTGATCAAACCCTGTTCCAAAATCAACATTATTAACTACTATATAACTTTGAGTAGTATCTTCTTCTAATGATAAAATAGTTTTTTCTACTTCAAGAGCACCAAAATAACCATAACCACCATCTGTTCTATCAAATATAATAGTTATTAAACTATCTATAGTTGGTACTATACTATCTATAGAAACAATTAATGTTGAATTATTATAAGGATTTATAGATACTGTTTCACTACCAATTGTCATATAAGTAAGATTACTACCTGTTCCAGTTCTTGATGCATATAATCCAACTCTAAAATAAGCATTTGGATCAGCTCCATGTATATAAGCAGTATCAGGATCATTATTAGTATTAGTTAAATAATGATAATAAGGATCTACATTTACCATATTATAATAACCTGGCCATACTCCACTAGACCCTATGTTTAAACCAGAAGCTGGAATAAATCTAGATCCGTCTGTCATAGTAACACTATCTGTATATGGATAATAATAAACTTCTAACCAATCAGTCTCATCCTGATCACTACCAGAACAAAAATTTATTAATCCAATTGTGTCTACTGTTCCAGAAATAAGATCAACTATATCTCTATATACACTAGTATCTCCACATTCTGTACTTGTTATAGTATCTGCTCCAACAATTAAATCATAATTCTTAAAAAATATAGTATCTCCAGGTGCTATAGTATCTGCTCCTGCTACTATTTCATCCCCCATTGTTAATTTTTCAATTTTAATATAATCTATATACATTGTTCCAGTTCCTACACCCACAAGAAATTCAAGTTTAGTATCTAATTGTGTTGCGAATGGATCTACGTATGTTGCATAACGTGTTACAGGAGAAGTGGTTAAACCAAATGTCTCATACGGAGGATGATAAGGACCTTGATATTCTCCTATTGGATAATTAGGTCCTGCATATTTATGTGCTAAATATTTTTCTCCTGATTCAGTTCTAGTTATATAAGTAACTCTATATATACTATCTTTTTCTAAATCAAACAAAGGTGTATATACACGAGCATTCAAAGCAATATAATCTGTTGCAGTTACATTAATTTTTAAACTACCAGTCGGACTAGATGTTGTAATATTGACAGCACCTCCCCCATTCTGATATGTAGTCCATCCAGTAGTTGAACTAAAAGCATCCTCTTCAAATATTATAGTAGAATCGTAACTATTAAGTGTTAGTGGAGTAGTTGTTATTGCTTCGGCAAGTCCTGGATAATATTCTCTAGTCTCTTCGTATCCTAGTGTGGGATTCTTTACAATACCAAAATAATCATCATATTCCCAAACCATATGAGACCACCCCTTACTTTCAAACCAACGACATAACATAGTAGCATAGTCAATTCTATTTAATGAATCAACGAATAACCATGTACCCCATTCTCCTATATTTACAGGTACATTATCATTATCTGTTTGAAAATCAAATAATGATTGAAACTCTTCTTCGAAATTATCAATTATTGGTTGTATGTTTTTAAAATGTGTTCCTGTATAACGCATTCCATAAAAAGGTCCTTCCCAAGGTACATTTTGATTAATTACCCATTCTGGTTTATAATAATGGATTGACAATATAAGACTAGTATCAGCAGGTAATGTAAATGTACTTAATCCTTCAAGGTGTCCATATGTAAATGGAGAAACCATTATAATTCTATCCGCATCTTGTGCTCTAATAGCAGTAACTGCTGATGCAGCTAATGTATTCCACATAGATGCTGTAAAAGTTGGTGGTACAGCTTGCCCATCAGATGGTTCATTGACTAATTGCCCATCAGATGGTTCATTGACTAATTCTAACACAAGTTCATCATATGCATAATCGGCAAAGTATGCAGCTGTAGTTGTCCAATTTGAAACAAAAAGATTTCCTTTTTCAGTAGTATAGGTAGCCCAGTAATTTGGTGGAATATGAAAATCTATTACAGGAATTAAATCGGCAGCTAAACATTCATCAACAGCATCTTTAATCATAAGTAGATTTGCAGTAGTTATTTCCACCGTTGGTCCTATGTATACAATTCTTACTGAATTAAACCCTTTTGCTTTTAAATCTGTAAAATAATACGAAGGCCAAGCTAATGCATTACTTACGAACATATTATAACCATTAACACCAGCACCAAGTGAAGCATTAACTTCAGCAGCGTGTTGAGAAAATCCAGTTAAACTAATAAAAGTAAAAAGTAAGACAGATAATATTTTATTCATTTTCAGCATACCAATAAGTACCATTAAAGTATAATTCTACTCCACCATATCCTGTTATTGTTTTATCTGAACCATTCATTAATTTTTGAGTTCCAGTACTATTATCTTTTAATATTAGATTATTAACTGTAGTATTATAAATATTAATTATTTGCCCACTATCTCCATTAGCAAACCCAAAAATAGCACATACCTCTGCATCACTAACATTTACAATATCTACGTTTTCTACATCTAAACTAGTTACACTATCAGATACAGTAACTATAGTTTTTCTAACTACTGGTACTTTAAATATTGAATCTAAAACTCCGGTTGCATTAACATGTAGATATAAATATAAAGTATCTCTACTATTATAATCTCCAATAGCAGCTGGATATAAAGCTTCAAATAAACTACTTAATGGATTAGCACCAATATAAAAATTATCTGATACTACAACTGATGCGGATTTAAAAGAAGGATTAGCTGGTTGTGCAAATAAACCTATTCCTAGTAATATAAATCCTATTATACTAATTATTTTCTTCATATTCATTTCTTAATAAAGTTCTGCTTTATATTCTATAGTAGCATTTTCTCCAACAGTAATTGCAAATCCAGTAGCCAATTTAGATGTAATTGTATAATTAACATTATTACCACTTGCATCATAACATCTAACCCAAAGTCCATATGCAGTACTACCTAAAGTAGAAGAAAAACTAATAGAATTAGACCCAGTTGTAATGTTAGCAGTTGCTTTTCTATCATTAGCAACCCAACTAACTGCTGTACCATTAGTACTTAAAATTTTTCCTGAATTACCACTTTGACTAGGTACTAAAGCATTAATAGCAGCAGACGCACTAGTTTGACCAGTACCACCTCTTGCTAATGAAATTGTTGTTCCATTCCAAGTTCCACTTGTAATTGATCCTAGTGTAGCGATATTACTTGTTCCTGTCCATGTACTAAGTGCTGTATTTTCAACATTAGTTAATCCAACTTGTGCTTTTGTAACAGTATGTGGATTTGATACATTTGCAATATGCGTATCTATCTGAGCGTGTGTATTAGTACCAATATTACTAAGGGTAGTATGATCCATTGTACCACTAGAAATAGTGGCCCAAGAAGATGATGTACCATTTGTAGTTAAATACTTTCCTGAATGACCAGTTTGATCTGGAAGAAAAGTACCTGTTCCTAATTCATCAATTATTCCACTTTTAGTAAAACTAAAAATTAAAGTATCTTCTATCCAAAATTCAACTTTATTCCCAACCATTCTAATTTTGGATTCATAATCTTTGTTACGAAACACATATCCAGAAATATTCGAAGGGTTATCTACCTCTTTAAATATAGCAGGAATATATTTTGGATTAAATTTTCCCATAATTATTTATGATTTATTTTTTCTTTATGATTTTTATGAGTATTTTCTTTATCTAAACACTCCTCACATTTTTTATAATATTTAGTTTTTGTTGTGTTCAATATAATAGCCGTTATAGCAACTATTAATGATGCAACTAAACCAAACCAAATAAAAAACGGTTGTGTTTTCTCTATTAATCCCAATAAAGAAAAACTAGCGGATGAGAAAATTCCTATAAAGTTTAATATTTTATCAACCATACCTTTCATTTATTTCTTTTTAAAAACTACTTTGATAGCAAATTTCCGTACCTGCTATATCATTAAACGAATCTATAACATCTTTTATTTCATCCACTGTAAACATATTTGTTCCAGCAGGAATAGTATCATCATAATAATAAAAGATCATTTCAAGAAAATTATAAAGTATTATAACTTTCGTTTTATCTTTAAATTCTGTTTGATTTATGATGTACTTACGTTTTTTAACAGTATCATAAACATATGTATAATATGCTTCTGCAAACAACATTAAGTATAAATATCTAGATAATGTCATAATTAATCTATTTCACTTGTATAATAAACCATATCACTATGTGTTACACTACTTGTTTCACCAATTCTATTTACAGCAAACATTGCCATAAGATTCTTACTATCAAGATAGTTGGTATTAATTGTAGAAGCACATAGATCTGATGTAGGAATTCTATAAGGTTCGTTAATTAGTTGATATGATACACCCCAATCTCTAGTTCTATATATTACATATTCTGAAGGAACATATTGTAATGTATTAGTACCATCTGAAGCAGGTGTAGAATAAAGAATACTAACAAAATCATATTGTACATTACCTGTTCCAAAATGATTTGGAGTAGCAATTGCAGCAATCTTATAAACTAAACCATGAACTTCTGAACCATCAGAAATTATAGCATATGTAGGTTCTTCTAATCCCTCAGCATATGTCATTCGTTTCATTCCTATATCCCAAATACCTTCTCCATAATTTACAAAGATACCATAAGTATCTATAAGTAATTTTTCTACTCCAATAGTTGAAGATTTATCTTCAAATATAGAACTTATATCTGTTTCAACCCACAAATTAGTTGTAGTATTATAATAAAACGAAGAAATACTATTAACAACATTTCGTTTATTAATATAATTATCAGTATATCTATTCCAATTATGTCCTATAATTACAGGTACTTTATCTGGACCAACTCCCATTCCTATTGGATAAATAGAAGTATTTTGTTCTGCTGTAAGATCTACTACTATAAAATTAGTATTTTGTGCTGGAGATATATAACCGCCAGTTACTACATTCTTTGAATACCCACCAGTACCTTCAATAAAACGTTCTACATTATTCCATGTAATACCATCATAAGATTGCATAAAAAGAATACGTTTGTATCTATTCTCTGCATCTTGACCACCAACATATGTACTTCCATCTGGACCTTCATTAGGAACACCAACTAAACAAATACCATGTTCTCGTTTACAAGGACATATTCGTATATAAAAATACCAATCTTCCGGTCCTCCAATATCACAATCAGCAATCATTGTTCCATAATCTTCAACATCTTCTAAACTAGTCCATGTATCACCATTATCAATTGATTTATAAGCTATTACAACATTATGATAATAAGTTGCTGCCACTTGTCCTCTAACAAACATAAATAATTCACCATCATTTGGTCCTAAACAAAGATTCGGATAACTTATACCATATGTAGCATCTACCGATAATCCAACTTCTGTCATTTCTGTAAAATAGAATGTACCTGGAGTTGCCGGATCTTCAATTTCTTCTGGTAACGTAGATTTATATATCTTAATTGATGTGTTATGAACCCAACTTGGACTCAGTGTTTCCACTGCTATAATAACATGATCATCATCTGCTACAATAAGACTTGCTATATTATGTCTATCTGTACTAGCAGAAGCATTAGCATAAGCCGGAACTTTTACTAAATTAGAAACACTTTGTGTATCAACATCATAATATGCTACGTAATTATCATTTAAAACACTTCCATGAGCAGTTCCATCAGCAATTACACTATTTGAATATACAGTAAAATAGAATCTACGATAAGTTCCATGATAATAAAAACAATGTGGACCCATGGTACTAGCAAGAGATAGTGCTGTATAATCTGCATATTCTTGTGTATTATAAATTCTAGGATTTATATAATCAAAAGTATCACCATCCCTAGCAACTTTCATCCATAACCCTGTGAAATTACTTGATGTTCTAGTTGGTATTTCAGTTGTGGAATATAACACTGCAAAGAACCTTAAATCATCAGAATAAGTTTCTGTAAAACCTGTACCATCTTGTTCGTCTGCAAAGGCAACATAGGTATAACTTTTTTGAATTGGAACCCATTTACCTGTAAAATCACTCGCAGAAGGATTAGTTATCTCAACTTCAGATGTAATCGTAGCAGTATAATTGTGAACAGTAGAATTAAAAGTAGAACTTAATCCACTTCCAGCAGTATCAGTAGCGAATCTAACATAAGTATAATTCCCATCAACAGTCCCTGTTATGATACCCTCTGTACTACAATTTAAAAGATTTATCATATTTATTTATTTAATATTATTAATTTAATTTTTGTTCTAGATAGTATAATACTTCTAGTTTTTTACTACGATTTGAATCATCATTAGGAATTTCAAAATTATGTAAGCAACATCCTAAAAATTCTGCTTCTAATAATTCTTGCCAATCTCTTTCATCAGCATTGAATTGCTTTTGTTTATAAATTGTACTAAAATTATCATTTAGATTATCATATACTTTCTTTCTAATTACACCATCTACTAAAAATGGATAATCTATTTCATAGATAATCGCATCAGTATTTGCATTAGTAATAGAATATGTAATATCATAAATACCATCAGGAAACACATCATCATCTGTTCCAGCAACTACTCCACTAACTTCTAAATAACTCATATCTAAAGTATATATCATACCATAAGATTTACCAAACTCAGAAGTAAAATTATCATATAAATCAATAGTATCATAAACTGTTACTACATTTGCAGCACTAGTATATGTAATATCTAAAGTAACATGATATTTATTTAAAGTAGTAGTTGTTACACTAACGACATCTGATGTTAATTCATTAGGTGTTCCCCAACCACCGTTATTCGTACTGACATCATAACCACCTGTATCATCTGTTAATACAATTGTTTTAGCGTCATTACTTTGTAAGTATGTTAATTTTAAAGCTACAGCCATTTTTATTATTTAATTTAATTATTTACCATGTATCAAGAGCAGCACGAACCCATGTATTTGTAGCAGTACAAATATAAATATAATTTGCATCCCAACAAATTTCTCCTTGAATACCAGTATCGGTTGCACTACTTGGTGTTTTAGATGTTGCTATTCTAAATGTATCTGAATTTACTTCTACTTTTCCATTCCCTTTTACTGAAAATCTTGTTCCTCCAGTAAGTGTATAAGTAACTGCTGAACGAGGAGTCGCAGAAAAAGCAACAGAAACATCTAATACTGTATCACTTGTGATTGTTGAAATAGTCCTAACTGTTTCTCCTGCTACAGTAATTGTATCTCCAACTTTAAATGTATTTGTAAATTGAGTTCTTACACCTGTTAAAGTAGTAGAATTTCCAGGAGTAGATACTGTTCCAAAACCCGTTGTTTGTTGAGCAACTTCAAAAGTAGAAGTGGGGGTTGTTGTTCCTACTCCAAGTCTTCCTGTTTTAAAGGCTCCCCAATATTCGTCTGCATAACTCCCATATAACCCAGCGCCAAAAATTATAGACTTTGGAGTTAGTGGATCTCTAGTTGTTATTGTTAAATCAACATTACTTCTTGGAACTAAATAATCAAGTTGTCCATATTGTCCTGAAAAACCATAACTACTTAATATCCACCCTGCTTGAAAATAAAACGCATTATTCCAAACTGTTCCATTAGTTGAATAATCTATAAAAAGTTGGTCATATGTAGCAGTTCCCGATGTCGGTTTTGCATACATTCTTAAATATGAATCTTCGGAAACACTTGTTCCAGTATTCCAACTTGATCCTTTAAATGTTAAAGAGGGACTTGCTTGAATAGTATTAACTGCATCTGAATCTGTTTCATTACTCAGAACTAAATTAGAAATGGGATCAAGTTTTAAATTATTATTTTGAACTTCTACTTTATAATTTGGAGAAATCGTTCCAATTCCGACTCTATGATTAGTAGAATCTACAAACAAAGTATTTGTATCTACAGTTAAATCCTTATCACCTAAATCAACATCATATATTGCACCGGTATATGGTATATATGATCCTGAACCAATTTCCATCCAACCACCTGAAAAGAATACCCAAAAAATAAGATCAAGTAAAGCCCATAGCATCCACCCATCTTCTGGAGCAGATTCTACCCATTCTTCACCATCCCATTCATAAATATAATCAATAGTCCAACCATAAGCAGTAGCATCAGCACCATATCTGTCGCCAACTTCAGGATCAACTGGTAATCCACCAGTAGGATCATACCATTCAATTATAGGTGGCATTAACCACGTACCCTCATCAACATATTCTATTGTGGCGTATTTACTAGAATCTATTGGATCTGCATCTTTACCATCTATTCCATCTCTTCCATTACGAACCCAATAATGTTTTCCTAATACTGGTAGAGGACCTTGCTCTCCTTGTTTTCCTCTATCTCCCTTTTCTCCTGTATCACCCTTGTCACCTTTATCACCTTTAGGACCAGGTATACCCTGAATACCAGGATCTCCTTTGTCGCCTTTGGGACCTTTAATATCTTTAGTAGTTTTTACTACTAATGTCGGTTTTGGGGTTACTACTAATTTTCTCAATTGATAAAAAGATAAGAAGAAAGGAGAACTCTTCTACTTTGTTTTTAACATTTCCACGTCAAGTTCTCCTTAATTCAATTAATTAAAGTTTTTTACTTTATATATTCTAATACTAAATCCAATTTACCAGCAGTAATAGCAGCAGTAGCAATTGTCATGATAACTTTATTATCAGCAGTCATTTCAATCAAACTTGCTCCGTTTAAAACTTGTAACTTAGCAGCAGTATCGTGTGCAGCATCAGCTCCTAAAACTGGAGCACCGGCTAATACACCAGTAGTGTAATTAGCAGCAAAAGTAGCAACAGCTGTAGCAGCAAGTAAATCAGCAGCACCTTCTCCTGTACTAAATGCTAATGTAGCACTTCCAGTAGAAGTAAGACTTGTTTTTACATCAATATAACCACCTGTTACCATAGCCCCTAGAGGTAATGTAATACCAGTATCAACAACACCCATAGTGTTAACTGTCATTACAACACCAGCAGCAGCACCTGCAGTTAATGCTGTTTTAGTACCAGCATAAGCGTTTGCTTTAGTAGTAGCAAATGCAACAGTATCCTTATCAACCTTTATTACATAATAAGCAGTATCGGCAGCGGGAGCTGTAGCAGCAGTACCAGCAGTAACAGCAACTAAATCACCAGTTTCAAACGGATGATTAGCAATTGTTACAGTATCGGCAGTTTCGTTTATATCGGCAGCAGCATAAGTAGTAGCGCCGTTTGTAGCTAAAGCAGAAACATCATAAGTCCACTTTACAACCTGTTTTGTTAAATTTCTATTCATTTTCTTATCTATTTAAGGTTATAAACTAATTGAACTAAGTCCTCTTGGAGTAGATTCCATCCAAGGATTGAGTACTGATAAAACTTTAGCAGTTTGACCAGCTGAATCAGGAAGGAATACTTTGGTTGTAATATCAACCTGTTGTTCCCTACGATCAGGTGTGGTAAACCAATTTTTACTCTTGATTACAATACAATCATAAGTCTGATCTTTAACTGTACGAAGTGCAGGAGCAATTACTGGGAATGCGGTATTATTAAGAACACCTTCATATCCACGTACCCACTTTTCTTCATCACGTACTTGTTTCCAATAACCATCTCCAGCATAAGGAGTAACACTAATAGCATTAGCACTAGCAGTACTAAGAGTATTATAATTATCAGATGTTAAAAATACCTCAAAACTAACTTGCGAATAAGGACTTTCTGAACTAAGTTCATTATCATCATCATAAGCAATAGCTGTAAGAGCTAATACATCAGTACCAGTAGTATATGTAGCATTTACTCTACGATCTGGATCTGCATTGATAACTGCAGCAAAAGCAGCACCTTCAGTATCAAGAGTAGCAGTACCTGCTATTAAAGAATAGGTTTTTGATACTTGTCCAGGATGTCCATAAATATCTTTATATATAATTTTAATCCTATACTCTGTATTTACAACAGGAACCCAACCTGTTAAATCAATATTCCAAACTTCCTCAACAGGAGCAGTATAACTTCTACCAGAATATTCGGTAACAGCAGCACCCTGAATTGCATCGGAATAAAGTAATTTTTGAACACCAGTAACAGCTGTACCGGCTTCATTTACGTAACTATAAGTAGTTCCAAGACCTTCTACTATGTAGATAACATCAGTATCGTTATAAGTTTTACCAGATGCCAAAATCTTCTTGTTCTTATCAAGAACAACAAGTTCACCTTCAGCAATACTATCTGTACTTCCACCGATTACTAATGTAGCTAGAGCAGTTCCGTCTATATCCTTACCTATAAGTACTTTTCCAACTTGTGTATTCATTTTTATTTATTAAATTAAACATTCATTTTTTAATATGAATGAGTTGGAGATGGTCCTTCTACTTTGCATTAAATGTAGCATTTCCACGTCGAACCCCCATATAACATTACTCAGAACGGAGTAATTCGTTTGAAAGAGTCATATATCTAGGACTCTCTATATTTTCTAACATTTTAACTGCTGCTAGTTGTACTATATCATTATGTACCGATTCTGGTAAATCACAAGATATTGTAGTTAATGCGCTACTAGTTAAAGTAACAACAGCAGGTTTTTTGATATAAGTAAAATAACAATCTATAATATCATAATCACCATCTGTAACATATACTATTTCATTACCTCTAACCATCTTTAATGGTCTAGCAAATTCCTTATATATAATATGTTCACTAAATGGATCACGTAAATGTGTACTATAAGTATTAGAAGTTACCTCATTTGTAGGAACTTTTTTTTGCAATCTTGAACCAGTTTCCTCATCTGTATATTCGATAATAACTTCATCTTCTAAATCATATAAATAATCAGTGGGTAATGAGAAACAAAAATTATTAGGATAATAGGAATTCACAACAAGAGTTAAACTAATTGGAGGACCAACTAAAGTTCTGAGATCATCTCTAACTTTCTTAGTTTCTTCAATTGTAAGTTTATTCTTGTTTGAAGGAATTCTCTGTTTAATAAAATCATTAATTGTTCTATTAATCCAGTAATCTATTTCTTCTGATTCAAAAGATGGTAATTCAAGACTAGAAGTCTTATCCAACTCCATCTTTATAGCACTATGCATTTCAGATATAGTCATCTATTTATATCTTTTTTTTCTTAGGTGTTAAATTTATAGGTGTCTCTGAAGCAACATTACGATCATCAGTCTCCTTAGTAGTTAATACAATATTTTTTAATGTTTCTTCTTTTTCAACTTCTTCGAGTAGTTTTTTATATTCTCCCATTCCTTCACTTCTAACTTCTAGTGGTTGTTCAACTTCTTTACCACCTTCAAGTAAAGTTTGAATTGTTAATCTAATTGTTGAATTACCAGGATTCTTAAGATAATCAATTGTATCCTCAAGAGTATAACCTAAAACATCTGAACCATACTTATATATGGTTTTATTTTTTCTTATAACATTATGTGCAACTGCTTCTTCTATTAAATATAAAACATCCTTATCTTTATTATCAACCCAAATTCTTAAAAATTTAGAAGGATCTTCTTCTATATATCCAAAAAGAACATTTTGAACTATTTCATTTGTTGCACTAGCAGCATTGTACCCATAAACTCTCAATGCTTTTTTCATTTGTTCTACGGTCATCTTGTTATATTCGACCATAGCTTTGATCTTTATTTGAGTTTTCTTATTAGCTTCTTCAGCAGTAGCTTGTTCCTCAATTAAGATAAACTCTGTACTTGGTTTTCTATCATTATATCCATTAGATACATTCTTATGATTCTTACAAAAATTTACCAAGAATGCTTCCCAATCATTATCTGTATCAAAATTTACTCCATCTTCACCTACTGAAATCTTAAAATTGAGCCAAAAAAGATTATCTTTGCCTTCTATTTTAGTTCTTAAATCTTTTTGAAGTAATTTTTCCCAATGTTCTTGTTCAATCTTATCTTTCATACCAGTATAAACATTCCCAGATCTCGTTAAATAAGGAGCAACATGATGTTTACAATTAGGATATAATGTACCCTTGAAACCAGACCAAGGATCTTTATCTTTTATTATTAATTTAACTTTCATAATACTTTAGTTTAGATTATTCTATAAACTAGTTTAAAAAAAGGGGGTGTTAAGGGCCACCCCCAAATGCCTCTATTAATTTACTTTATTATTCAGCGTCACATTCAAGAATGAAACTGGTAGTAGGATTCTTCATCCAAATACCATATTCACCAAGAATATGAATTGAACCACCATCACGAGCATTTGACCTTACAGCAGTCTGAGTCGTAGAATGACCTAGTCCAGGAATATATGAACCACCTGTGGCCCACATAACCATTTCACGGTCTTTACGAACAACCTTCTGAATGTTAGGTTCACCATCTACTGATCCATTATCTAAGATAAGATATTTATAGGATTCAATTGGTTTTCCTGTGGTTGGATGTAATTTCCTATTGTGATAAGTATCATCAAATGGGGGGAAGTGTTTAACTGTAATACTAATACCATTAGGTAAGTTGTATGTTTTAAACTGTCCACCAAATGTAAGATTCATTCCACTACCAGAAACAAAATGGGTATCAGTAAGATCGAGAGTTGCTAATTCAGCTTTAACTACACGGTCAAATTCTTTTAATCCCATTTCTCCAGAAAGCAGAAGATAATTACGATTATCTAAACTACGAAGATTATAAGAAGCATCATATAAAGATTCTTCTAAAATATCTTTAGTAAGAGTAGTATAAGTACGTTTGTTTGCAGGAGAAATCTGTTGTAACAAACCAGCACCACGATAAATTGGGCGACCATTTGTTCCTTTAAGACTTACAGAACCATCTGCATTTACTGTCGTTCTGTCATATACTAATTGATAATCACTTTCTGCATGCCATTTCTTAAGAGCCAACCATAGTTGATAATCAGCCCAAAGTTTAGTTTTAGCACCAGTATCAGGATTTTTCATCTCAATAACCATAGCTGTAGAAGCAGCACTACCAGTGATACTCCAACTCAACCTACGAATAGTAAGATAGTTACGAAGACGAACAGGAGACTGGTATACGATGATATCAGCTTCTTCACTGTATTCTTCATACGCCGAACCCATAGTACTCAACTGTTTTCCAACAGCAAGTAATGAAGGTGGAATATAAGAATTAGCTTGTCCATCAGCAACAACTAATGTATAAACCCAATCTACACCGTCTTGATACGGTTCGCTCATTACGCGAGCTTGATAATTTTTATCGTCAAATTCAACGATTGCACCAGGACCAAAAAACTTATCAGCAACCCAAACTGTGATAGGAGTACCATTGATACCAGGAACATCCGTGGAAGCAATAGCAGCACCCTGCCACTGAGCAGCTTTAATCGTAACAGGCTTCTGTGCTTCAATCATTACATCCCATTCATAGCTAGCTTGATCAATGGTAACGGTACGTCCGATACCACCAGTAATAGCTTGAAGTATACCCATATTGTACTGGGTCCCCATGATGTAAGATAATACAGAAGACATACGATAAGGTTGTGATTGATTCAAATATGCAATTGAATTCTGATCAACCAAATCCGCAGTATATTTAGAACGATATAACTGCAGACTATTTAAAAGAGTATTAATCATTGTCTACTTTTATTATTTATATTAATTTATTTTAGACCAGTAAGCATATTCCCAAATTGTGTAAATAGTTCATCTGGCGATGATTGTTCAACACTATCAGAACTTTTTAATTTTGGAGTCTTTTTACTAATCTCTAATTTTTTCTTTAGCTTTAAAGCAGCTTCACTATCAGCTTTCTTCGAAATTTCTTTATAATATTTGTCCCCAAACATAGTATTAAAAGCAGAGTCTACAAGATTTTTAGTTAGATTTTCAGTGTATCTTTTTTGATAATTTGTCTTACCTTCTTTATCTACTGCGAAAATATCTCGTACTAATTGCTCTTTTTCCTTAGTATTTAGTTGAATACCATTGATTGCTTTCGAAGACCTTATATATGATATTACGTCATTTTGGAACTTAAGTTGTTGCTTTTCGGACTCCTTACGAACATTTTCCTGTTCTACTAATAGCTTTTTCGATTCTTTCTCTCTATAATTTTTTAACCATTCATGTGCTTCTTCAGCTTCTTCTTTGAGTGAACCGGTTTCATCGTAACGTTGAATCCTCTTCTCAATCTTTTCTTCAGGATAATCTTTCTCTAAAGTTTTAAAATACTCTCTAATAACAGCCTGTTGATCTGCTTCTTTTTCTAAGTTAACTTTATTAATATCAACTACTCCACCATACCTATAATTAAAATATGTTTTCAAATCTCCACCATCTTCTACATATTTATTAAGTTTTTCAACTTCTTCATTTGCGAACACTGGTTGAGAATACTCTTCTACCATTGCTTTAACGTAACCAATAACATCGTCAATGGTTTTCATTTCATCATCTTCTTCTTTAGTTATACCAAGTTCTTGATATAATTTCTCTTGAAAAAGAGCTGCAATTTCTGGTTCAATATCTGATAAATCAACTTCATCTATATCTACGGGTTCTAGTTCTTCAACTTTTTTAACTTCATCTTCATCTTCTTCTGGTATAATAGGTTCTATTGGTTTCTTTATCTTAACTGGTTTTGGTTTTTCAATAGATTCATCTTCCTTCTGATCTTTTTGTTTAAGTGGATCAGCAACAATCTCTTTCTTGTCTATTTCGGGTTCATCATCAATCTCAGATGGATCTAAAATAGGATCTGTATCATACTTAGATACATCATCTTCTATTCCATCAATTGATCGAGGTGCGAATGAATCTAGTAATTCATTTATTTCACCGATATCGGTTTTCTTAATTGCCATAATATATTATTTAATTATTTATTATTTGTTGTAGACTTCTTAGTCATCTTACTTACTTGTTCAGTAACTTTATTATGTCTTTCAGTCTCCTTAACTTTTTGTGAGTTAAGTTTATAATCATTTTCAATCTTCTTTTGTTGAAGATTTAATTTTTCTCTTTCTAGATTAATACTATCTAGATCTATTTCTTCTGGTTGTGATGTTTCTACATCATTACCACTTTCTGCTTGAATTAAAGCAACAGTAATAGAAGTTTCAGCTTTTCTAATTGAGTCTTCTTCTTTAATTCTATTTCCGTCTGCTTGTACCTGATTTGCTTGTAATTGAAGTTCTTGTTCAGCCTGTGCTTGTGCTTGTAAACTTTCAGCCTTACGTTTCTCTATTTCAGATAATTTTCCTTTAATTTCACTCATATTATTTTCTGTCATAATAGTAGCAATCTCAAGTAATGAAGCACCATTTTGCATTGCTGGTTGATAGAGAGTTCTTAATGATTGAATATCCTGATGTTCTTTTGTAGAATCTGATAAAAATACATCATGATCTGAGTACAAAAATTCTTCATTAATATCAATAAACATTCTCTCTGGGCCACTCAATACAAAATTAATCTTCTTCTTATCATGTACCTTCCAAGCAAATTTTGCAACATTTAAAAGATTCGTAAGTGCTCTTTTTTTAATTTGATTGTGTCTATAAAATAAAGGTTCAGTAATATGAGAAGACTGTACTACAGCTCTTTCTACATTACCAACCAATTCACTAGCACTAATTGAACCTTGACGTTGTTTACTTACCCCAGATAACTCACCAATCATCTCTTCAACCTTAGCCATAAGATTTATATACTCGGCAATAACATTACCCATAGTTAAATCTGTTTGACCAAATTGATTAAATTGACTTGGTTTTCCACCTTCTCTACCTGGAACATTCCAACCCTCATCATATGGATTAAAGAAATTAACACTCATAGAAGTAAGATAGTGTAACCATTGATCTATGCCTATACCCATTCCTTTAGGAATCTGTGTTATATCCATATTAATGATTTTACCCTTATCTCTAGCAAGTGTAAGTTCAAGTCTATACCATAAAATAAGATAAATATATTGTAGAGGTTTCATAATATCTACAAGTGATTTCTTCTTAGAATTATTATATCCATAAGCACCACCTGTATAAGCACCTCTTGTAACATTAGGATTATCTATAGAATGTTCTTGATATTCCATTGGTTGTATGCCAAAATAAATATCTTCACCGGTCTTATAACCTTCCCACCATTCTGTAATCCAATCCCACTCTATCGTTTCTCCCTCAACAACTTTATATGTTTCATCAACTATTTCGAGTTCTCCTTCAACAGTTGTAAGATAACCTATTTTTTTAAAAGATTTCCAATCTCCATGGTATACGGGTAATAGAGCACCTGTTCTATCTTCAGAATATACGGAAGGAAGTAATCCATCCATATGTTTAAATACAATATGATTTGCATCTAAATTAGAAGTATTTCCACTACTATATCCTTGATAACTACTTGAAACATAATCAAGTATTTTATCAAATTCTTTTTCTTCTAATATATCATAAAACCTATCATGTACTGCTGAAGGACTCATCCACATAAGTCTACAATGCCATTCTCCTTCATCTACATATTTAAGGTCTGGGTCTCTATCATAGGCAAAATACATAGGATTAACACGTTCTAGTATTGGTTCTCCATTAACTACACCAGTATAATAAATCTCCTCTGCTACAATTAAAGCATCTTCCCAACCTTTCATAAACTCGTCTTTTATATCGAGTTTTTCTCTTAAGTATTTTAAAGTTTTGACAGCTGTTTGTTCTGCTGGATCATAGTAATCTTTTGTTATATATTCTTTAATTTTTGCAAGTCTATCCTGTAGATATTTCATGCTTTCTTCATCAGCATTAGTATTACTTACCATTAGAGATTCCTCAATTGCTTGATAAATCATATCCTTTTGCTTTTGTGTAATCTCTTCTACAGCAGCTTCATCTGTTCTAAATACAACAAATGATTCAGGTCTTTTTGATTCTTCTCCTTTGAGTAATTCAATCTTAGGTCTTACTATATTGATATTTTGCATTCTTGCAGGGAATCCAACCCCTACTTTGTATGGATCTGTTACATATTTTAAGTCTTCTAGATCAAATTCACTATTCATAATATCGTAGGCAATCTTCATTTCTTTCCTACGAGTTTCATTTAAGTGATACCTTGAAATTATACTTTCTAAACTTGTTTCCTTCCACTCCTTAGTCTTCTTCGATAAGGGTAATTTTTGTGGTGGAAAAGTACTAGTTCTAGCCATTCATTTTTAAATTAAGTATTATAATTAATATTTTGTGGGTTTCCAACCCTTTCATAATCATTAAAATTAAAAGTATTGAAGAATGGATCTACCTTGTTTTCTTCTTTTCTATCTTTAATAATAACGTTATGAAGTTCTTCTTTATAAAACATTATTTGCATATAACTCATAACTCTATCAAAATTTCCCTTATCATTATAGTATATGAGTTCTTCAATTAAAGGTTCTGATAATAATGTATGTAAATTTAAGCGTCCGTCTGCCCGTTCTTGAATCAAATAATCTTTGATTAATCCTTCACCAAAGGATTTAATTTCCTTTGTCATGTGCATTCCCTTAATACGTTGAACGGTAGTAGAACCTACTATCTTGAGAATTAAATCTGGTTGATCAGCCAATAAATAATCACAGTGATTTTGTTTAAAATAGTTAAGTAAACCTGGATTTTGATTTTCATAAAGAGCTTTAGCATTATAATATACAAGAAGTTTTCGACACTTTTCATAAAATATTTCTGCTGTTTTAGGTCTACCTGTATACTCTGCTACTAATATGTTATAAGTAGAATCAAATGTTTGAAATTGTTTATAAATAAATATTGATCCAAGAGAATTAGTATTAGATTGATCGTGATCATAGGGGTCAATTCCAGCAATATACATACCAAAAGGAGGACTCTCTATTGGATGTTCCCATATAACTATTTGCCCACTAACATTCTTTCCTCTATCTACTTTATAACTTGTTAAATCTTTTGGGTTTTCTTGTCTCCATATAATTTTACCAGTCTCATCAGAGATTAAATCTCCTGTTTGTTTATAATCTCTAATTTTTTGATTATTTCTAATATAAGCTAGATGTGCAATTAAATCAGCTTTTGGAAATATGTTTGTACTTATATCAAGGGTAGCCTCTCTAGGGTTAAAACAATACTCAGCTATATGTCTATCAATAACAGTTTTATCAGATGAGGATTTAATAATATTATCTCTTATTCCTAATTCATACTTAATGGCTTCTTTAACGAAGGAATTCCCATCTGAATCCATAAAGTTATCACTAAGATTGTAGTAAGTAGGAACAAAAAATCCCGCAGGTTTACTTGCATTATCATCCCATTTATTAACAATAGGAAGACAATTATAAGTATCTGGTTCATAAAACAAATCTCTTAATCCTTCAAAATCTGCGTCTTCTGTTCCACCAGTATTATGAGTAATAAATCCATTTGCTATATAAGTATGTGTATCACTGGCTTTTATATTATAAACTTTCTTTAACCCAATTTCTTCTATTTTAATAATTCTTTCAAACCGTAATCCATGTATATATTTAGAAATCTCACTAACCCTATCTTTTAAAGATTCGTTATATAACAAAGCTCTTCTATTTTTCTCTTTCGGATAAAATTTTATAGTATTTACAAATGAAATTAAACTTTTCTTATCTGCAATAATTAGTCTATAATAACCATTCTTATCTTTTTTATTTTTTAAATTTGGTTTAATAAAGTTTATTTTTGCATGTATTCCTAATTTTAACAATAATTGTGAAACTTCTAATAATAGTTCTTTATAAGCAGAAGTAAGAATTATTCTATGACCAGATCTACCAACTGGATTTGTTATATAACCATCTGTATCAAACAATCCGCCTATTAATTCGCAAACATCTTCTTTCTTACATTCAAAAATAATTTGTGGTAATCGTTTTAATTCTTTTACTTGACCATAAATTCCCAATTCTCTTAATCTATAACAAATATTTTTTATTCGTGTTTCTCTATATTTTTTACCATCTTTAGTATCATATTGTTTTTCAATCACTGTATCAAAGTGTTCATCTATATAAGAATTAATTTCATCTTCACAATTAGATAATCTTGGTGTTTTATCTACCCCATAACTACCATCTCCTATTAACCACCCAATTAATCTTGGATTCCACATTTCTTTAATACCAAAATGTGAAACTTCTTCTATAACACCAACTTGATCCCCAATCTTAAAATCTTTAGCTTCCTTCCATTTCCAAGATTTCATATATTCATTATACATTCTTCTTCCTGGAACTCTTTTACTTAAAGTTCTATGACTATATATTATTGGATGGTCTTTACTACACTCTAAACTTCTACCTGAATTAGTTGTAATTTTTACACAATCTGTTTCATATGGTTCTCTAAATTGTAATATATCTTGTTCTACTGTTGAATAAGTATTATATCCAATAATACCATCTTCTTGTTGTAAGTTTTCTATATTTATAAATCTACCATCCTTTGTCCACACTTTTGTACCAGCGCATACACAACCAAACGCAATCATTAACCCAAATACTTCGTCTCCCTGTTGAACTGATGGTTTACCAATTTGCCAAGCTTCTTTTAAATTAGGAAACTTACCTGCTTCTTCAAATATAATTAATTTAGCCTTTTTACCTCTAATTTTTTGTACATCATTTTTAAGAGTAACACCAATAATTTCAGATTTATAACCAAGTTCTATTTTAACACCTTCTCTATCTACAATGAAAGACGCACGTTTGTGCATCTGTCTATCAATTTTCTGACGTTTCTTATACCAAGCAGTATTCTCATCAACAAAGTCCATACCATTCCATGCCTTTGTAAGGATACCATCTTTAGTTAAAAATTCATTTTGAGAAGCATAAGCATAGGAACTAGAATTTTCTATAAAATAAAAATTACGACAAAGCATTGCTGCAATCTTGTAAGAATACCCCTTACGTCTAGCTTTAAGTACTGCTAAATGTTTACCTTTTAATTCACATTGTTCTATTGTATCAAAAAATACTTTATCATAATCATAATATCTTGGAAATGTTTTTACACTTTTTCCATTAACTTGTTGATCAATTTGAAAATAATTTAAATAATAATAAAAATAACCAGTAATATGATTACCCTCAGGACTCGTATATCCATTTATGCATCTATTGGTTTCCTCATCCCAATATTCGAAATAAGCAGATGTACCTTTTGGATCTACGCAATAATGCCCATATTGTAAAAAATGTAGAGCAGCAGGTCTAAACTGATCTGTGTTTGTAATTCGTTCTACGTTTATACTATATGGTTCCATTAAAAAATACTCTCTTTGTAAGATAAATCATTAATTACTTTTATATCTGGGTATATTCTCATTATCTGAGCAATATAGGAATTGAAACTTATTTTAGATGCTCTAGCAAATCTAAAAAGTTCACTTCTTGTAATTTCATTTTTACTATCTAGATAACTCATAAGGTCCGATTTCTGATTGTCCTCTAACATTACTACTCTCTGCAATTTCTGTTTGTACCTGTTTCTCTAATATTGAAATAGATTTGATAATACTTCCTATTTTTTCAGCACTCTTTACAATATCATTAATATCATATTTAAGTCTACCAAAATCATCTTTTTCTTCTAAATTTACTCTATTATTATAAGATGTAATTTGATCTTCTATATGTTCATAAGATCTAAGCATTTTTAAATGTCGTGTCTCTTTTAATTGATTATACTTTTCTATAGCTGCTCTTACATCTTCATCTGGTTTCCATTCTTTTTTAAATAAATCTTTTATAATAGTTTGTTCTTTTATATCTTCATGTAAATCTTTATATGGAGAACTATAATCACATAAAAAAACAATATAGGATAATTCCAAAGTTGCTTGTTCTTTACCTTTAGATTTATCCCTATTCCAAATTTTTTTAAATGCTGGTACTGCTAATATTGTTGGATCTAATACTATATCAACACCGCTTATATTAAATAATCTAGCCATTATTAAACCCCGCTACTACTCTCTTACTTTTATCCTCTACTCTACGTTTATAAGATCTTTTAAATTTCAATCCAAGAAAACTAATTGTCCATTCCCAATCTTTATCAAAGTTCTCTCCATTTTTAGAACCTTCATCATAAAATACAATTTTCTCTTCTGCGTGTCTGTGTCTAACTAACATATTACTCCTTCTTTTTACGCCCCTCTATAAATGCAATTTTACCTAAATATGGAAACATCATGGCTTGCATATCCTCGTAATTTCTAATCTTTCCAGCAACATTACTGAGAAGTTGTTTAACCACATAGTCTACTATTCGTGGGTCTATCTCTAATTTTTCTGCAATTCTTTTAACTAGTGCACTATGTTCATTATACATCTTATTCCGTAACCACTTCTTCAAATTTAACTTCTTCCACTTCTTCAACATCTTTTGAAGGTATAAATAATAAAGACATAGTATTGCCACATTGATCACAATGTAAAACAAACTTGTCTTGTAATCTTAAGAACATACCAGTTTGATATTTCTTAAAATCTTCAGAAGGTATAGGAGATATACCATCACATTTTGTACAATGTACTGCTACATCTCCATATATCATTTCTTCTTTTGTATCTATAATTTCTATAGAATCACTCATTATTTTAATCGTAAATTACCTTTACTATCAAATACTAAATGCTTACTGTAAATCGAATCAGTCTTAAGTAACTCTTCTGCTTGAAGACTAATATTACTTACGTCATTCTTTAATTCTAAAAATGTAGCACTTGTATCTGTTACAATACCAGATGCTTCTATCATAGCGGACGTATCTACTTGTTCACCATTAGCAGCACCAATAAATATAGCAACTGCTATACCAATTAAACCAACTAAATCTTTAATACTTCGTGAACTAACTTTACCTGTTGCTTTCTTCTCAGCTTTAATTTCTTTAATTTCCTTAATTAAAATCTGAGCAACCTCTTTAAGTTCATCAACATTCTGTAACATTCCAGCTACATTCTCTACTTTCTCAATCAATTCTGATTTCTTATCAACATTTTTATTAGTTTGTTGATTCTGCACTTTCTGTGCTTTCTTTTTCTTACTATAATATCCCATATTATTTACTTTCTTCTGAAGTCTCTTTTTCTGACTCCTTATAATTAATAACTATATCTATTGCCTCTTGTGTAAGTTTGCCATAGACATCATATTTTGTAATCCATCCTGGAAGTTTATCCCTCTCATCTAAGATGTTTTTACCCTCTTCAATTACTATATCAAAGACTGCTAAAGTACCTTCTTTATAAACAATCCAATCACCCGAAAAGACATCAGTGATCAATGATCCAACAGAGATTACTTTACCAACCCTGTAATTAGGTTTAGTATCCGTAACTACTTCCTTAACTTCAGTAATCTTGGGTGCTTTTCTAACAGGACCTTTTTCTGTTGTAGTAACTTTGATCCACTTTATAGGACCTGGTTGTACCAATATTCTATTATCTGTTGGTACGAAATATTCTGGTTTAAAATTCATATTCTTAATTAATTAAATTTAATAAAGATATGATTTTTTCAGAAGCTAGCTTTTTAACCTCAACATTTAAACTTCTCTCTTCAATTAATTGAAGAATGTGAAGTGTATTTATAATTTCACTTATATTCATTTTATTTATTTTCCCTTAATTTATTTATTCCTTATTTAATCTTCTATAACCCAATACTTGACTCTTTGGATATGCACTTATTTTAACCATATTAGACTGATTACCACCTAATACATATACATACTCCTCATCTTCATATATATACATTGCAACATGACCATAAGGTGAGTTCTTAGATATTCTCCAGAATACTACTATATCACCCATCTGAGGTTCAATCACTTTAAGACCAATCTCTAACCAAGATCTTGCATTAAGTAATTTAGAATGTTCATATCCCTCAGATATTGCTGCCCATATTATTAAAGCACTACACCAAGAGGTTTCATCATCTTTAACCCAAGAGTGACCAGCAACTCTAAAGTATTCAAGAATAGTGGGATTGTGTTTATTTCCCACCATCTCTTTAACTCCATATTGACTAAGTAATCTTAATATTAAATCTTTATTTACCATATTTTAAAAATCAAAACCAGATAAACCTCTTTCATAAACAAAATCTTTTGGATCTAATAAATTTTCTGGTAACAGTTCATCTTCAGTTGCCATATATGTTTCACCTGTTGGTAAATATACATTACCTTTTCCATCAGAAATTGCAAGAGTTCTAGTTTTATTATTATAAGTTATAAAAATAGGTCTTATTCTATTATCTAATAATTCGTTATTTACCATTCAAAAATAGGTTTTAATATTCTATAAGAAATTCTTGGAAAACCAATTTCCTTAGAATACTTCAATAAGTCTATTTCTTTATTTAGTTTTTCAACTTCTTGTTTAAGTTCCTTATTCTCTTGTTTAAGTAAAACTTCTTCTGGAGTAAGAATTGGTTCTCCTTTTTTCTCTACTTTGTCTATATCAGTAGATACTTCCGGTTCTTGCGGAAGATTCTCATAATTAACAGTATCTAGTATTAATTCTTTACCTTTATCATCTATAAAAGCAAAATATTTTGTGTTGTTTTTAGCAAACCAATAACTAACTGTTACTTTTCTTGTTCTTGTTCTTTTTTTCTTTTCATCTAAAACCTCCTCTGTTTTTTCTAAAAAGAACTCCTCATCTTTATCATTATATTCTAGAACATCTCCTTCAACCAATGCTCCGATATTTTCTATTACTTTAAGTTTCATATTAATTAATTTTAATTATAACTTCTTTTCTATGTAAAAGATTATCACAATCAATATCACCAATATAATTTGGTACTCCGTAAATAAACCAAGGTGATTTACTTCCATCTTTCCAATATACTCTATAAACTAATGGTATGGAATGTATTGTAACTAAATCTGATATAATAGATTTAGTAATTACAACTTTTGTAGTACTACCATATCCTTCTATTGGTGTATATAATTTATATTCTCCTTTAATAATCTTAAAAAACCTAATTATTAAGAACTTTAAATAATTTGTATAATTTCCAAACATTCCTTTAATTGTGTTTAATTATTTTATAAACTACAACACCTGCTGTAGCTAATATTGATAGTGTAAATAATGCTAATACTACTTCATAAAAATCAAACATTATATTACATCTTTAAAACGTGAGTTAAACATGTGATCTACTGGATTAACTGCCCAAGGTTTCTCCCAAGTATTTAATTGACCAGCATTATCTAAGTAAGCACCTAACTCAGAACAATATAAACGTTTCTGTGACTTTAGTCCTACTGGTCCATGCCACTCTGTATTACCATGGATAAGTTTACGTGCTATCATATCCATCTGATATATAAAATTAGGAAAGTCATAACGTGTAATTTCATTACAAAACTTTCTTCCTAATTTAGATATAGAATTCATTTGTTTCCTTGTATAAGGTATAATAGGTTCTCTATAAGAAACATTTAAATTATTCATATATCCAGAACTTTCAAATGGAACTATCTGTACACCTTTAACACCTGCTTCACATACATACAACCCTAACTCATCAGGAATAGTAATTATCTTAAATACATGTGATGGTACATTCTTAGGTGGATCTTTCTGATACACTATCTTATACCACACTTTCATCCATAATTGGATTGCTTTACTTACAAAACTATCAGACCACACTAATCCAGTGTAACCTTCTTTCACCTGTTTAACTGTATTACTCATCTATTATTTCAATTTTATTTTCTACTAAACCCTCTTCATTAACACTTGTTTTATTACTTACAATTGTATCCATGATATTCAGTTGTTTAATTTTATCTTCCAATACTACTCTAAGTTCAAATATATCTTTAAAATTATCTTTATAATAATCATAATCACACCAAGCATATTGTTTATCTATATTTGGATTTCCTCGTGTGGTTGTTAGTATTAAAATAGTTTTACAAAAATTATTTCTAACTGGAAGAGATAATACATCCATAGAATGGATACAATGTTCTTCTTTAAGTTCTTTATAATACTTTTGTCTATAGAATGCTAAATTATCCATTAATACCTAATTGTTTTAGTAATACCTTTAGCTCGGATTTATTCTTTACTTTACCCCAAAATATAAATTCTTTTAATTCAATATCTTGTATACATAAATTATATCTTTATTTAAAACTATATTAAATTGATTATTTAGTTTCATACTCTTCATTTCCCTTATTATTTGTAAGTATATAACAGACTGGGGTTAAGACTAGAAATACTCCTATAAGACTAAATATTACTGTTATTGGTGCATATGGCCCAGCCATGTGACGTGGGTCGTATGTAGGGTCCCATATCTTTGCTGCAATAGCTGCAGATAACCCTACACTTCCTGTCCATGCTAATGTATATAATAATGCTTTATCTTTAATTATATTAAAGATATATTTTTTAATATTAATATTCATATCCCTTAATTAAAATTTTATATATTTTATGTTAGAAAGATTAGAATGAATACCTCTATTACATCTACCTTCCTTATGAAATATAGTAGTATTAGCTTTAACTGCTGCTGCTATATGTCCTAATCCACCCTCATTACAATAAAAATGTGAAGAGTTCTTAATTATCCAAGCTGTTTCAAAAATATTAGTTAATCCTAATAAATTTATACAAGGATAAGAAACCACTCCCTCATCTTTATTACCTAGAATTACAACTGGTAATTTAGATTTCTTAACTATATCTTCGTATAATGGATATTCTTTTTTTCTATTCTTTCCTGAAAAAGGAGCAATAACAATATACTTATTAGGTAATTTTATAAACTTAAGTTTCTCCACATCAAAGAATAATTCATAAGATTTACTTATATATGGATTGATTGATCTTAATAATACATCATTCGCATCAACTTGATAAACATCTCTACTAAAAGGTACTATATGAGTTAATAGATTACCCCAATGATGACAATCATGACCATATCTTAAAGGTGTCCTTAACTTAATAATTCTCCATATATCAAGTGGAGCATACATACTCTGAAAATTATTAACTGTAAATCCATACTTACCCCTAATCTTAAAACTACAATTAGGAAAATGTTTCTTAAGAATATCAATCTGTGGATGTTTCTTACAATAAAGAGTTAACTCTAATCCTAAATCTAGCATACCTTGTATAGCCGGCATATACATTACTATATCACCAACTCCTACATTAGTATCCATAAATACCACACCTCTATTATTATACTGATGTTTTGGAATAAAACGATCAATAAAGATTATAAAAGATGCTATTCTATAGGTTATTCTTTTTAATAATCTCATTCTTTATAAATTTAACTTCTCCTAACATTTCCATAATCATTGGATTCTCTTGAGTAATCTTTATTTGTTTCTTTCTAAATAACTTTAATATATCATCTAGTGTACCTAAGAAATATATAATAAAGAATGTAACTACCGCTGATAATATCTTATACCATATATTAATATCTGAAACAAATATACCTACTAATAGAGCAGTCATTACAGAATTAAACTTAGAATACCACATTCCTCCTCTTTCAATTCTTATCTCAAATGTACCATAATCAAAATTACTAAATATAAACTTTATTACTGATATTATCTTATACATTCTTATATTACCCTTATTTATCTAATTTAAGAACCCTATCATTATACATACTAAAGTATTCTTTATGTTCATCACATGATCTACTAAGACTTGGAAAGTGTAACCATTTAACCTTATTCTTACAACACTTACCAGTATCATATCTATATTCACAAGTATTCTTTCTTGTACTTGCGTATATAACAAGTAATGATATTAATCCAATTATACCTAATATAATAAACTTAATCATATTGTCTTTACTAATGTTTTATTTTAAAATAGGAATCCCCTTAACGTTTTTTAGACTTCTTTTTATCTGTGTCTAAAGTCTTTACAAACCAAACTATTTTTTCTTTAGATTCTCCAATACTATTAGAAATTACACTCACTATTTTTTTATCTAATATTTTTTTATCAAATTTCTTATATAATTCTACCACTACCCATAATGACTTAAGTTTTTTAATTTTGGATATTTTAACAAAGTGCTCTAGTTGATCTATTATTTTTTTTTCTATTTTTGTAAATTCTGTTATCTTATAAAACTCATTTCTTCCAGCATTTTTATTAAAGTTATTAAAAAATATTAGACTAGTTGGTATAACTTTGGCTAATTCCTCTAATACTGTAACTTGATTTGGTCTTACTGAATCTCCGTCTAATTTAATTTCTACAAACTTTAGATAGTTGTCTTTAACTATTAAAATATCAGGATAACCATTTTCGAACTTTTTAAATATCTCTATTAATTCTTTATCAAAATTAATCTTAGTAAGAATTACATTTTCTTTAATTCCCTTAAGATGTTTAATATAATCCTTAGAAAATATAACATTAAAATTTTGATCTTGATAAAATCTAACCACGTCTTTCTCTGTTAATCCTCTATCTAAATTTTCCACTATAAAGTGTTCTACATTAAATGTCGTACTTCTAATTATCATATTTTTTGATATAGTTATCCCCTTTACTAAAGCAAATTAGTCTTTCTTTTTAAATCTTTACTTTCTTTCACTGGCAGTGTTGTCTGTTGTTTTAGACTGCCTTAGATTACTAACTCCTAAAAGTTTTCTTCTTGTAATCTCTCACCAGTATACTTAAAAGGTTTGATTCTTACCGATCATTGGAGGACCTTCTTACTATTTGTAATATCTTCCCCCAGTTCTCCAACTGTTGGTATTCCACAATTGGGTTCCAGGATCTAATAGTGTTTATTTCACACTCTCTAACTTATGTTTACGTTACTGTTTTAAAAAGGTTTCACTATTCTGAACTTTTTTTAAAATATTTTTCTTGTACTTTGATATACTTGGATAATTCTCATCCTTATCTATATCTATAGGTGGGTAACCCAGTAACTGTCTTGTATGATTATTAGATATTTTTAACTCTTTTAATATATTATCTAAATACCACAATATACATAAACTACATACTCCTATATTTAATATTATTCCTATACTTTCCATATCCCTTAATTTATATGTATATCTTTGTATACGTATTATATAAGATGTAAGTTACAAATTTTTTTAATATTTTTTAAAAATTTAATATTCTTGTAAAAACTCTATCTACCATTATTTTTTATAAAAATTTTTGATATATTTGTAAAAACTTGGTCTACCATCATCAAGCTCCCCCTACACTTAGGTGGAGTCCAACACCCCCGTTGGATCAACTTAACTTAAATCTAAAGATATGACAAGTACAAAGAAGGAAGTCAATAATAGTAAAACGTCTTCGACGTTTGAATCTATACCTGTAACTGCAGAAGAAACATCTATTCTTATAAAGAAGCTTATGTTCATCCGTAAGATCACTCATGATAAGGATGGCAATGAGTGGGCTAAAAGCAGCCAACGTGCTATGCTGATGTTTGATGATAAAACTAAGCTATATTGCTTCTTTGAGGTTGTTTCTGAGGTAAAAGCACCTGCAAATGTGATGATTTTGGGTGAAAAGAGAGGTGATTTCTGGAATGTAACAGCACTCACAGTATTATAGAAGAGAGAGCAATCTCTCTTTTTTACAATCTGTTTAACTACATGGCTAATTACTAAATAACTATGAAGAATCTAATACCAGACATACTGATGATAATTGTACTTATAATACTATTTATCTTATTACTTAGCTCATGTTCAATACTCAATAAACCCATAGCTAAGATCTATACTGAAGAAGAGTACTACATAGCAATAGATAATAAAGGTAAGGTAATTGATGAAAACTACTGTATTGATTCATTGAATCTTACAGGATACAAGATATTTAAGAAATAAACTATCTACCATCTCATTTATAGTGTTAATATTCACCTATTTAGGTGATACTAAGATCTATAATTTGAGACATAAACCTAACTATCACATAGAAGGTAGAGGACAATCCTTGGTAGATAGTTTCCAATTTAAAGATCTATTGATAACCGTTACAGAGTCGGATTTGGACAGTGTATCCAATCATTGCCAGTAATATTAGAGCGTGAGCCACTACCAATAGATCTTTTAAAATACATGTAGTGAATTAACTTCGTAGGCATTTAACCTGTAGATATACTGAATCAGAAACGGAATACTGTAGGAGGTATATTAAAACAGTCGCTGTAAATCCTTTAAAGTCTTGCATTACTTAGAAAAGCAAGCATAATAAACGGTAATACTGATAACTATGTCCTAATAAATAGGGAAACAGTAAACTCGTGCCTTTAGGAAAGGTGTAAAATGGAGTGAATCCAGAAGGATAGAAGTTAGTTCACTTTAATATTATTAATTACAACTTACTGATAGTTAAATTTAAACTCTTTCTTTCTAATTGTAAGCAAGCGACAAGAGATACTCATGCCTTGAATCAGGGTACAACCTTGGAGAATGGAGTTTATTTAATACTAACTTAAATCAAATATACATGACAAATACTCAACTTATGACAAACTTACATAAACAAATACTCAAGCTATCAATGCTACTACTATTACTTGGAGCATTAGGTATAGCAATAATGGTTGCTAGTTATTATTACTTTAATTAACATACCAATGGAAACACAAAAGTTATCAAGCTTTAAAGGTAAAATAACAGTTATCGCTGCTAACCCAAGTTTTTCTGATCCAATAAGTTATTATGTATCAGTTGAAAACTTAGATTATCCTGGAGAATCATTACACTATAGACATGTATTTCTTGGATCTAAAATATTCAACAAAATACAACTATGTTTACTTTATAATAAAGAAATCTTTGAAAATTGTGAGTTATATCAAATAACATTACACAATAAACAAACTTTCAAATATCATAAACTCAAAGAAAACATATTGTCTCATATTCAAAAATACATACGGAAGATGTTTAAACGAATAAAATTAAATTATCGTAATCAATTG